TTTGAACTTTGGTGAACAGTGTTTGTTGTTAGTTCAAGCTCGCAATAAGTTAGCCCAAGCACGTACTGATTTAGAGGAAAAAGGGTACTATAAAAATTGGACTGAACAATATCGTAAAGAAGTTCATAGTAGATGACAAAATATTGTTATATAGATTTGTCTGAAACAAATTACAAAGCATCAGTTACAGACTATAAACTTTTTAAAGATTATGAAAAAGTTCCTGTAGAACGAATGTTAGAAATTTATCAAGAGTATGCAGATTATAAAAAGTTTAAAAGTGTATGGCCAATTTATCCAGAAGAATTTACTGCAAAACAAAATGATATTATAGGTTACTATGATCAAAATAGATTAGTAGCCTGGAGTATGATGTATAAGATTAATAAACATACAGTAGAAGCATTACAATTTGCCTGGGACTACAAAAATCCTAAACTTAAATTAGGAATAGAAAGTATGAAAACAGAATGTGCAATCTATAAACAACAGGGTTATAAAATAATTATATTAGGTGAAGCACAAAATTATAAAAGAAGTATCGATGGATTTAACGAATTTGGACCACGAAATAGAGGACTGGGAACTTTGGAACAAGTATCCACAACATAGATGGATATTTAATAAACTACAACTTGCATTAGATTTAGATTATCGTGCAGGTCCTTGTCCTACTTTACCTAGTCTGGCTGGTTACTATTGTATTAGACCTATATATAATTTATATGGTATGGGTTTAGGTGCAAGTAAAGTTTGGCTTGATACTGATGATAGAGAATTAATGAATCAACAACATCCTGGTAGTTTTTGGATTGAATGGTTTGATGGGCCACACTACAGTGTAGATTATATATGGAAAAATGGTTGGAAACCCATACACGCCACACAAGGTTATAATAATAGTGATGACTTAACACATTTTACTAGATGGGATAGAATAGAACCGCCTAATATAGAATTACCTAGTATGTTAGATAAATTAAAAGATGTAAAAGTCTTGAATATTGAGTTTAAAGATAGTAAAATAATAGAAGTACATTTAAGGCTGGGGAACTTAGCAGGTGATTGGTACGGGTTAGATAAAGCACAGACTATTATTCCTGTTTGGAAAGATAGCACAGAAGAGTTTATTTCAAGTCATAAGGATGCAGGTTATAAATTTGTAAATAGACCTGAAACAGCAATAGATAAAATAGAAAATTATAGATTAGGATTTTTATATAAATGAACATTTATACAATATATGCAGAATTAGCAGAAGGTGTTAAGGCTAACGAATTTGTAGAACGTATTACAGAATACTTTGCTACACTTCCTACACTACATAGTTTTAGAATTACAAGAATGAAACTAGGATTTAGAAGTAAGGACTTAGGCGAGTGGCGTATTGATATGGAGTTTAAATCTATGCAGGATTTAGATGATGCAATGAATCACGTATTGCATAAGAAAGATACTATGCATACACACATTGGGTTTAGTAAACTAGTTGATGCAGATAGTTTAGATCATTTCTTGTATAGGGATTATCCAGATGAAGTATAACATATGGAATAAATGGGATCCACTTAAGGTTTGTATGCTTGGTAATAACTATGCGCCAGAGTTTTTTAACGGAATACCGGACAAAGCAGGCGATCCATTAAAACGTATCTGTGAAGAAACACTTGAAGATTTACAAGGTTTTAAACAGATACTTCAAGACTTTGGTGTCAAAGTTATACAACCTGATATGGATAGGTCTGAACGTTTTATAGATAATCCTAGTAGATATCCACGTGGGCCTCTCCAACCAAGAGATTTCCAATTAGTTTTAGCAAACACATGTTTTGTAAACGAAGGTGATCATCCAGCAATTATAGATAAGTTAAAGGAATACGGGCCTGTGTCCTATTCTTCTGATATTAAAAGAAGTATTCCTTTTTATAAAGATAAAGATAGTTATAATTTTATAAAAGGTGCAGATTTTCCTACCTATGAACAGTATATAGAAAATATAAACAATAAAGATTATTTTTCAGATTTTGTTTGGGAAGAGTTATTACATTATTCAGATGGTCTTCACGGTTTTAGCAGTGCTACAACTTTTATGATAGGGAAAAGATTATATATAGGTTTGGAAAAAGATGAAGTAGATACGTCTAATGTTGAATACCATAAAAATAAGTATTCTGAACAACATTATGCAGGGTTGCCTGGATTTGATAAATTTAATATAGATTTTTCTCCTATGGACGGACACACTGACGGTAACTTTCATCCTATTAAACCAGGAGCAATATTAAGTTTACGAGATGTACAAAAATACTCTAGGACATTCCCAGGTTGGGACGTATGTTATCTACCTGACCAAAGTTGGAGAAAAGTAAAACCATTTTTAGAAATAAAAAATAAAAATCAAGGCAAATGGTGGCTGGCAGGAGAAGAAGACAATGACGAGTTTACAAACTTTGTAGAAACTTGGTTACAGGACTGGGTAGGCTATGTAGAAGAAACTGTATTTGACGTAAATGTGTTAATGTTAGACGAACATCATTGCTGCGTAGCAAATCCACATAACGAACAAGTAAACGCATTTTTAAAAAAACATAAAGTAGAGCCGGTGTATGTTCCGTGGCGTCATAGGTATTTCTGGGATGGCGGTTTACATTGTATTACTCTAGACTTATATAGAGAAGGTGTACAACAGAGTTACTTCAATGAAATATAATATATGGAATAAATGGGATCCACTTCGAGTGTGTATGTTAGGCAATAACTATGCACCTGAATTCTTTAATGGAATACCTGATAAGGCTGGTGATCCATTAAAACGTATATGTGAAGAGACATTAGAAGACTTAAACGGGTATAAAGAAATATTACAGGATTTTGGAGTAAAGGTTATACAACCAGATATGGATCCTAAACAACGTTTTTTAGATGATCCTCAAACCTATCCACGTGGACCACTCCAACCAAGAGACGACCAATTGGTTTTAGGTAATAGTTGCTTTGCATATAATAATGATCACCAACAGATTCCTATTAAACTGCAGGAGTATGGCGGAGTAGATACATTTCAACAACGAATAGAATATCCTTTAATATTTACAGAGAACAGTTATAATATAATAGCAGGAAGTGATTATCCAAGTTGGGAAGATTATAAGAAAAATAGTACTAACAAAAATTTTTTCAATGATTTTGTTTGGCAAGAGTTGTTAAATTTTAGTTACACTATGTTATCTAGTGCAAATTGTTTTATGATAGGAAAAAGATTATATATTGGATCAACACTTCATATGGATAATGAGTTACCAAAGGATTTAACTGACTTTGGACTAAGAAATTTACATCCTATATTTGATAAATTTGAAATTATAAGAGCACCTATGGATGGACATTCCGACGGAAATTTTCACCCAATTAAACCTGGTGCAATATTAAGTTTAACAGACGTACAAACATATTCTGAAACGTTTCCAGGATGGGACGTTTGTTATCTTCCGGATCAGAGTTGGACTAGGGTACATGAATTTCTTAAATTGAAAGAAAAGAATTCAGGAAAGTGGTGGCTTGCTGGTGAGGAAGATAATGATGAGTTTACTCATTTTGTAGAAACATGGTTACAAGATTGGATAGGTTACGTAGAAGAAACAGTATTTGATGTTAACGTATTGATGCTAGACGAACATCATTGTTGTGTATCAAATCCAAATAACGAACAGGTAAATAGTTTTTTAAAAAAACACAATGTAGAACCAGTTTATGTTCCATGGCGTCATAGGTATTTCTGGGACGGTGGTTTACATTGTATTACACTAGATCTTTACCGAGAAGGTGTGCAACAGGATTATTTTGGAGATTAATTATTCTAATTTTAGGATATATATTAGTAGTAGTCAGTATAGATGTTAGCGGAGATGTTGAAGGAAAAGGATTAGACTACTTTAAAAGTTATGAAGAATGTATGCTGGAAGGACTTAATCGTAAAGCTGTTTCTCCTCCTGGTATATCATATGCATGTGTAGAGGACTATTTAAGATGATTACATTATATACAAAAAATAGATGTGGATTTTGTGTAGCAGCAAAAGACTACTTAAACAAAAATGAACTTGAGTTTGAGGAGATTAACATTGATAATGATCCAGAAGCTAAAGAATTTCTTAAAATCAGTGGGCACAAAACTTGCCCACAGATATACTACAGTGGAAGCATACTCGTCGAAGGTGGTTGTCACGGATTACTTAATTTATCCAAACAAGAAATAGAAGATAGAATGCAATCTTTTAAACTAGAAGAGTTTGATTTTGATATATCATATAAATTATAATAGCATATAATGATTAAGGTAAATACAGTATGACGTTTCCAGTAGTATGCGTAGGTGATGCAAATGCCGCAGGTGGCCTAACAACTGTGCCTAGACCAACAGTATGGGCAGCAGGTAGACCCTTGGCTGCTTTTGCAAGTCCTGTGACTCCACACCCTTGTTGTGGTGCACCTGGTTGTAGTATACATTGTGTTGCGTTTGTAACAGGAGGTGCCTTAACGGTTCTTGCTGAAGGGTTGCCGGTACATAGAGTTATGGATATTGATACTTGTGCTCATCCTAGAGTAACAGGTGCTTTTAATGTATTAGTAGGTGGACCTGGTTTAGGAGGAGGACCTGCAGTGGTAGGTTCTACTGCTAGTTCTGGTTTGGCAAATCCTGCATTAAATGTCTCAGGTGGCATAACATAATGGCATACGGTTCAAGTAGTTCAATAAGTTATCTGGGTAGCATGGCAACAGGTGCCTTAGAAGATGGCAATGGTTTAACAGAAGGCACAAAAGAACTCGTAGCACTTACAAAAGCAGAGGCAAACGGACATATTCAATTGACTGCTGATGTAAAAGCGGCTGGAGGCTCAGTAGACACATTATGTAATCGTGACATAAGTGGATCTGGTGCATTTACTGGAACAGTACCTGCTACATACACAAGTACAGTAGGTGCTGGTTTAGGTATGGACAGAATAAGTGCCCATGCAAATTTAATGTTTGGCACAAGTCCAATACAAATGGCACAAACTTTTTTTATTGCAAATAGTTTAGTAGCAAGTAGTAAACGTGTAGCACCAAGTTTATTGCAACTTAGAAACGGAATAGAATTTGGTAAGTTGCCTAATGCAGACTCATTGGAATATCCTGAAGATGGTGTGTTTCCCTATTATCTAGGTGAAGGATATCCAGATTTACAAGCAGTAGTAACAAACGGAGTTAGCACACTTGTAACAGAAGCATCACAGGAAAACTTTACATTATTAGCACAGGATATTACAAATTTAGGGACTGTATTTAATTTACAAGATATAGCAAACTTTGGAAATCCTGGACAAGTAATTCAAGCACTTAATACAAAAGATGCAGTCGCAGTGACAGGTTTATCTCAAGTTTTGGCAAATGTCGGCATAGATCCTAGTACTATATATAATATTGCAGATCCTCAATACAATGTACTTGTACAACAATTACTAGATATGATTACAGTGCCTGCATTACTTACAAATGCACAATCATTATTAGTTACTAATATTGATTTAGAAAAACTAGGTGACTATACAGACTTTGATAAAATTTTTAAAAATAGTAAAGACATAATAACCTTTAGTAGTATGGAAGAGTTTCGTTTAAAACTTCAAGCAATAGAGCTTGGAAGAATGGAAAATCTTACACAATTAGCAAACTATATAAGTCGTGTAACTACAGTAGATTTGCCCACCATAGATAATATAACAAATTTTGTTAGAAGAGACTATATTGATAGTTTAGTAGCAAAGTTCTTAGGTGGCACAGGCCCTAATGAAAACATTACACTTGTTGATATGATAGGTTCACTGGGTGCAGTTGGATTAGAAACACCTGCAAGTAATTATAGGACTGCTATGAAAGCATTGTATGATGCAGGTGAACTAACAACATTACAAACACATTTAACAGAATTTGCAGCTGGAATGGGCGGTGCTTATACAACAGTTGTTGTTCCTGCTAGTGCTGGGCCACCACCAGTGCCAGCAGAAACAACTATATTAGATCCAAGTGGTATAAGTATCCCACAAGGTCCAGATAGTTCCACACTTGCTAGTTATCAATCTGCTAAGATAGGACAAATAGAAACAGACTGTGCTAACTTAATGAGTAGACGTAATGTAAACGAAGATATACAAACTGCAATTGATAGTTGGGATACATTACTTAAAAAAATATTTGATGAAAAAGATTTCCAAAGTCGGATAGATATGAACTATGATATAAGAACAGATTATAGTGACAATGCACTTAACTTCATTATGGGGTTACGTGGTACAATAAATGATGATGGTAAAAAATCTATTATTACAGGTATGATTAATCAAGCAATAAAAGACGGTGATGTAGGCGGAGAATATCTAAGAGCATACCTAAAAGAATTGGAAAATAAAGAAGTCGCTAACGATTTTGATATAAGATGGCGAGCAGAGTTAGACTTGTAAACTTATTTGTCTCCCCAGGTAATTTCCCAATACATAGTCCATATACTACTAAAACTCCACAGAATAATTAATAAAAACGGAAGTGCTAAAAGAAAAAGTATAACTATTAGTCTTTTGACTACAGGATGTTGTCTTTGATACCAATGTACAATTGCTTTAACTATCCATTTTAGTCGATCTGCAATCCATTCTCCAAAAACATATCTTACTAGTCTTACTACAATTAACACTGGCGAAGCAATTACGTCTATTAGTAATAATGTTATATCTACTATAACGTCAATAGTATGATCCACTGTCCATTTTTCACGCCACTCACGCCAACGTTTTTTTATTTTACTGAGCATATAATATTTAGTTGACATATAAGTTATACTAGTATATAAATAAGATGTTATGAAACGTAAACCTAAAACAAGAAATCCTATAGCACGAATGGTTAGAACACTAAAGCCACGTGTCGTTGCATCTAAGAAGGGTAAAGGTTCATATAACAGAGCCAAACTAAAATCTAAATGTTGACTGCATGTATAGTGTATGTACAAGGAAGTGCGGGTAATTTACTTGCAAGATGTCTAACTTTAGATACAAATACAGTAGGTTATGTAAATGCAGATACTACACAAAAAAGATTTGCATTATATAATAATTGGGATAGTACAAACTGGACAAAAAGTGAAGTAGATATAGAGATAGATTTTGTTACTGGTGCTGGAGAGTTTTACCATCATGAAGATTCTCAACAAAAATTAATTTATAGATGTCATCCATTACAATATTTTTCAGGTTGTGATACCCTTTGGAATGGTGATGTAAAGTGGAAAGATATTGTAAAAATTAATTTAGAAACAGACGATATAGAAACTATTACAAAACTTGCTTCAAAGAAACGTACAGATTTAAATCATAGTAGCCAAATTGCAAAAGAGTTGGAAGCATTTAATACTATTAGATCTACACAAAGTATAGACTTCAAAACTATTCTTAATCAAAATCAATTTTTAGAACAGATAGAAAAGTTAGCAAGTATACTAGATGTAGAATATTATCCAAAATATGTGAAACAAATTTATGACCTATGGCATAAGGAAACTATGTTACTCCTGTAAATAAATACATTGAGGAGAAAAATCAATGTATGAATACAGAGCAACGGTAATTAAAGTAGTAGACGGCGACACAGTAGATGTCGACATAGATTTAGGTTTCGGAATAGTATTAAGTGACGAACGTGTTCGTATAATGGGCATAGATACTCCAGAGTCAAGAACTCGTGATAAAGTAGAAAAGAAGTTCGGACTTGCAGCAAAAGCAAGGCTTAAATCATTACTAGGCAAAACTTGTACACTAAAAACACAAATCAACAAAGATGGCGAAGATATGAAAGGCAAGTTTGGACGTATCTTAGGAGACTTTGATGTTTATGATAGTAGTACAGACAGTTGGAAACCTGTTACAGAAATTATGATTGCTGAAGGTCATGCAGTCCCATATCACGGACAATCTAAAGATGATGTACAAGCACAACATCTAGCGAATAGAGAGCGTCTAATCTCAGAAGGTATTGTCACTGTATAGGTTGACAATAACAATCTTCGTGTTATTATTAAAGGAAATATAATAATGCGAGGAGTATTGATGTCTTTAACAAAATTCTTAATTGGCGTTATTCTAGGAGCAACATGCTTATATTACTTTGGTCCAGAAAAAATCGTAGTTGAAAAACAAACAGAACGCATTGAAGTACCTGTAGAAACAACTGTTGTAAAAGAAATTAAAGTACCTATAATAGAAACTAAAACAGTTGTAAAAGAAATTAAAGTTCCGCAGATTATTGAAAAGGTAGTTATAAAAGAAGTTGAAGTACCTAAAGTAATTATAAAACCAGTAATACAACATATAAACACTACTAGAGTAATTTACAAACCAATAAAAAATAATGAATTAGACGATATCAAACAGATGGTAAAACCTGAGGAACTTGAGTGTTTAGCACTTAATATCTACAGAGAAGCAAACAATCAAAGTATTGCAGGACAAATTGCAGTAGGTAGAGTTGTAATGAACCGTGTGATGGATAGACGTTATCCTGCAGATACATGTGCAGTAATTTATGAAGGACCTATTAGAGAAAGTTGGAAGACAAAGAAAAATCCAGACTTACCAGATGATCAACGTGTATATTATCCTAAGAGAGATCAATGCCAATTTAGCTGGTACTGTGATGGCAAAAAAGATGAAGTTATTAATAAGGAGAATAACAGAGCTTGGGCCACTGCAGAAAATATAGCATTTCAAATACTAGCATTTGATAAATGGAAAGATGTTTTAGAAGGTGCTACACATTATCATGCTGACTATGTTGATCCTAAATGGAACAAGTCTATGAAGAAGATTGTTACAATAGATAATCATATATTCTATAAAAGAGGTTAAATGTTTAATCAAGAAAATATTCAACAAGCAAAAGAACAATTTCAAACAAAAAGATACACTTACATTGATAATGTTCTAGAACCTAAATACATTAATGCATTGTATAAAGCAGTAAAAACAATGCCCTATGGTGTATGGAGTTGTATAGGACAAAGTCATAATAAGTACCCTGCAGGTTTTAGAGAGAACAGTGATAAGTTTCAAAGTGTTCTTGATGCACATATAGAAGAAGGTAGAGGCAACTTTAGTTATTTTCATTATGCATACTGGTTGTTAGAAGAAAAACATAAGGTACATAATAATCCATATGTGACTGAATTTAATCGTGTTGTTACAGAAGATTACAGTTTAATAAAGCCTGATTATACTTTTCATGATTTAGTAAGTGAAGTAACAGGCTTTACAAATATGCATACTACACAACCAACTTACAGTTACTATGACCATACTGCATGGCTAAATGCACATCATGATCCTAGACGTTGGTGTGCATATATATTTTATTTCAATGATACATGGTTGACACAATGGGGCGGACAACTATGTATATTAGAACAGGATGAACGTACAATAAAAGATAGTATAGAACCTTTTGGAAATAGATTAGTAATAATGGATGTAAGTGAAACAACAGGTGAACGTATTAACAAACATTTTATAAGCCCTGTAAGTATTACTGCAGACCATCCACGTTATAGTTTAGCAGGTTGGTTTTATCAAACAGATACAGATGGGCCTAGTCCTGTAAAAAATTAAAAAAATAGGTTGACACTTCTCTAAACTGTGTTATATTAATAGTATAGTTAATAGAGAGAAAGAGAACAAAATGTCAAATCCAATTAGTACTGCAAGTTTAAAGAAGTTAATACTAAAGTCTAATGATCCTAAAGCAAAAATAGAATTATTACTTAGAACACTTCCATATACTATTGAACAAGAAGAAAAAAGAGATACTTTTTATAATGCAAAGGTTGTAAAAGGTCTTACAGATAAATTGTTAATGGTTAGAAAATTAGCAAGACAAAACAACATTCCAACATATGGATTAATAGGATAAGGAGCTCTATATGAAAAAATTATTAATATCAAGTGCAATTGCTTTATCTATGGCAGGCACTGCAGTTGCTGAAACCTTTACAGTTACAGGTACTATTACTGATAGTCAACCTATATACAAAACTAGGACAATAAGTAATCCAACACAAAAATGTTGGAACGAAGATGTGCCTATTTATGGACAATCCCAAAATGATGGATTCAGTGTACCAGGTGCTATAATTGGTGGCATAATTGGAAACAATGTTACAAAGGATTTACCTGATGGAGGGACTGCTGGTGCAATAATTGGTGGACTGTTTGGTAATAAACTAGGAAACAATAGTCAACAGATAACTGGTTATAGAACTGTAAAGAAATGCAGTACATCATATGATACTAGTTCAGAACAATACCTAGCAGGATATAAAATTACATATCAAGCTGCAGGTTTTACAGGTACTACAACTAGAACACGTAATCCAGGTGTAGGTGGTAATATTAGTGTAGTTATTAGGATGACTGCTCAGTAATATACTGGTAAATTTTCTTTAGCAAACGTTTTATAACAGGATGTTTGCTATTAAAATCCCACATAGCCATATAAGCAAAAAGATCAGGACTTAGTAAATTGCCCATTTTATCTTTAAATTGGGCAGTTTTATTTGCCATACGTAACAATTCAAGAGCACCGTCTTTATCTGCTTTTTTAACAAGTTCATCAGCAATATTCATAGCATATGCTTCTATCTCATCAGGTCTGCTCATGTATTCATAACTGATATCTTTTTTATCTTTGCCTGGAGTGTAAGGTTCAAAGTTTCTAGCTCTTGCTTGTTTTTGATGTAACATTTCATGCTTTAACATACCTATTACTCTGTTTACTAAAGGATCAGGATTTGTAATAGTCAAGGGTTGATCGTCTTTTTTACTAAAGTATAACTCTATCTCAAATGGTATTTTGTCTTGCTGATCTAAATCCTGTTCATAATAAGCACTGGCATTCATATCGCCTTTGGGTATATCAATCTGTTTCATGCTTACCTGAGATATGTCACCAATGTTGTCACGAAGTTCATCGGTTATTTCTTTAGGAGTATGACTACCCTGTACTAACCAATCTTTCCAGGACTGTAGACGCATCTGTAGTTCTTGTAAGTCAGTAGGTTTCGTTAGTTCATTTAACAGCATGTGTATATTTAGTGATAAATATGTTTATGGATATTATTGCAGAATTAAAAAAACTTATCGATAAGTTAGAGGAGATAAAAAATACTGCTCCTCAGGATGAAAACCATTTCAAACAAATAGATGATTTGGTTGTAGATGATCGTAGTGAGTGCGAACCTGCAAATGCACCTAATGAACAGTATGCAGATATAGAAGCAGTAACTTCACATGCAGGTGGTGGAATAAATGGTCCAAAACATGCTGCTGATATTAGAACAGACAGCCCAAGTTTATATCATTACATAACACAACTGGAGCATGAACGTGGCAAACATTAATATAAAATATAAAGGCCTAACAGGATTACACAACGACCTTACAATTGACAATGGGCAAACAATGGCGCAACTTCGTACTGCTATTATTGCTGATGAAGGATTACAAAGTTATTACTATGGTCCAGTTAGTATTCATAAAAATGGAACAGTTGTAGATAGTACAGATAGTGCAAGTACTACATTAGTAAATGCTGGTATAATAGCAGGTGATATTATAACTGTAGCAACAGACAGAAACCAGACTACAAGAGAACGCAGTCAACTTATGATGCTTGACATTGCTGCATTAAAACGTACTGCTGGTGGCGATACAACAAAACCATATTATCGTAGTGGGAATACACATGACAGAACACTGTTACCTACACGTTATGTGAACGATACTGTAACTGATAACACAGGCGATAGTGGCAACCTAACTGCAAGTCGTCCTTGGACATAATAAATGGCTGACTATTCAGATACTAGTAGACAAAACTCTACAAGTTATGTGCATCCACAAGAAACTAATCTACTTAATGTACATAAAGCAATGGAGTATAATTTAGGTGGTGAACCTGTATTAAGGACCACGGGTAGTAGTGTAATAACAAATATCCAACTGCCTTCAGGGTTTGGTGAAATTCACAAGTTTGGTGCAGTCCCTTCAATGAGCCAAAATACAGAAGGTACAATATGGGATGAAGATGATACTATATATCCTTGGAGTACTATAGATAGCAATGGTGTCCTCACAGTTACAGTTGTAGAACCAAATAATGAAGCATCCACTAGTACTGCACATAATGGCGATACTGTTGAAATACAAGGATTAGATGGCGACTATGCTTTACAAACAGAAACAGTAACTATATCAGGATCTAGTGGCACAACTTCAAATAATTTCAAAAGAGTTTTTAGAGCAAAATTTACTGACGGTGGAAGTTTTGAACCTAACACAAAACGTATTTTAATTAAGTCAAGCGGTACAACTGTAGCAAAAATACTAGAGAATATAGGTCAAACCTTAATGAGTATATATACTATTCCTGCAGGAAAAACAGGTTATCTAATGAGATTAGATGTAACTGCACAAGGTACGGCGACAGGTAGCTTTAAACTTATGGTTCGTCCAAGTGGTACAGGTAGTTTTCAAACCAAGCACATTGCAGAAGTAAATGGTGTAGGTGGACCTTATCAACTTGAGTACCCTATACCACAAGCACTGACTGAAAAATCTGACTTAGATGCAAGGATGATAACATTTAGTAATAATGGTAGATATACCTGTACATTTGATATTTTGTTAGTTGACAATTAGAAGCTAAAGGTAGTATAATACAAAGATGTTTTTAGGTATCCTCACATTATTTGTTGCTATATCAATCAGTATAATTGCTGCGTATTATAGTATTATTGGACTTACTGCAATATTTGCAGCGGCTTTCTTACCAATTGTCCTAATGGGTAGTGTATTAGAAGTAGGTAAACTACTAGCAACAGTATGGTTACATCAAAACTGGCATCGTGCACCTATGGTAATAAAAAGTTATCTAGTAATTGCAGTAGTTGTTCTTATGTTTATCACAAGCATGGGTGTATTTGGTTTCCTATCTAAGTCCCATATTGAACAAAGTGCAATGGGTACAGAACAAATTGCACAAGTTGAAGTAATTGACAAAAAGATGGCACGTATACAAGCCAAAGTCAATCGCTGGACAGAAGATATTAAAAGACTTAACCAGGGTGAAACAAGCACTAGATTAGATGTATTAATAAAACGTGAACGTGATCGTATTAAAGAAGCAAACAATAGAATACAACCACAAATAGATGCAGAAAATGCGAAGATACCTGGCCTACAAGCACAAGCAGATAAAGAAATTGCACAACAAAACAAACGATTAAGTGATGCACAGAATCGTACAAAGGCAGACATAGCACAAGCAGAAAAACGTTTAGCAGTACTGGACAAAGATGTTGAAGCATATTTAAAACAAGGCACAACTAAGGGTGGTGTGTTTACTGCTGATGTAGATAATGTTGCAAAAGGTAATCAATTACGTAAAGAACAAAAGCCTGAACGTGATAAACTTAATGCTGATATTGCAAAAGCAAAACAAAATGAGATTGGTGTCGCAAGTAGAGTACAAAGACAAATTACAGAGATTAACAAAAAACTTGCTGAACAAATTAACCAAGTAGAAGTTCGTATACAAAAAATACGTGACAGTATAAAAGGCACTATTGATAGTGCAAATTCAAATATTGCAAAATATACTACAGAAGCAGGTACTACTAATGATAGTGTAGATGAAAAGATTGTACAGTTAGAAAAAAATATAGAAAGTGTACAACCAGAGTTAGACAAATTAAGAGAAGAAAAGTTTGTATTTGAAAAAGAATATAGACAGTTTGAAGCTGAAGTTGGTCCTGTAAAATATATTGCAGAACTTATATATGGTGAAGCAGATCGTAACTTATTAGAAGATGCAGTACGTTGGGTTATTATAATTATTGTTGCAGTATTTGATCCACTTGCAGTTTGTTTAGTACTAGCAGGTACTATGACAATAGGATGGTGGAGAGAAGACCGCCAAAAAAATAAACCAAAAGTAAAAGAACAAATCGTAAGAGTTACTGATCCAAGAGTAGAGGAACTAGAAATGGAACTTAAAAAACATAATGAAGTCTTAGCAGAAATAGAAAAACTATTAGATGGTAATCTTGCTAATGTAGATCCTGCGAAGTTTGCAGAACTACAAAAAGAACGTGATGAACTAGTAGAAAAAATTGCTGGTTTAGAAGCACAACTCGCAGAAGCAAAAGCAGAAAGTGATGCACTAGTTGATAAAGTAGTTGCAACAGAAGCAGAACGTGACAACTACAAAAAGACACTGGATGAAATAGCACAAGGTGCAGAAGGTCTTAAAACTCGTGAAGAAGAACTATTAAAGAAGATAGCTGAACAGGAAGCAGAGATAGAAAGACGTGATGCAGTTGTTATTAAAATGGCAGAGAAGTATCAATTAGTTGAAAAAGACGAATTTGCACAAGGTTTAGAAGCAGAAGCTAACACCGAAACCCCTGAAGAGCCAAAAAAAGCATAACGATCCCTACCCCGAATTTAGCCGTTGTAGCGGATCTGGATTTAGAAAAGGCGGCTCAAGCAGACTTTGGTACTGCTTTTCCCAAGTATCCTGATAAAGGTGATTTGTTTGTAAGAGTAGATGCACTACCTAATAAATTATTTCGCTGGACAGGTTCAAACTGGATGCAATTAGATAAAGAAACAACCGATACTTACTTAAATGAAGATTACATAACACATCTTACTTGGTTGGTAAAACAGGGTCATATTGAAATAGATGATCTTACAGAGCAAGAACAAGAAGAAGTTAAATTTAAGTTATGAGTAAGCCTATACTTCCTTTTGTTGAAACTATGATTACATATGCTTGCAATTTAAGTTGTGCAGGGTGTTCAAATTATAGTGATTATAATATGAAAGGCAGTATAAGTTGGCAAAACGGTAAGTCTTGGATAGAAAAATGGATAGACAGGTTAGATATTTCTGATTTTGGTATAATGGGAGGAGAACCAACTCTTAACCCAGATTGTGAGAAATGGATATATGGTGTAAGACAGTTACTACCTAATAGTCAAATAAGGTTTACAACAAACGGAGTTAACTTTCATAAATGTCCTGAAGTTTTAGATTGGTGTATTGATGTTGGAAATACCGTGTTTAAGTTTACAATACATGAAGATAAACCATATGCTAAGTCGATAATAGAATATATTTTTAAAAAGTATGAATGGAAACCTGTTACTGAATATGGTATAAATCGCTGGATAGGCCCTAATAATACTAGATTCCAAATTAACAGTCCAACACAATTTTTTAAAACCTATAAAGGTACTTTTGGAAATATGTGGCCACACAATAATAATCCTAAGGATGCATTTGATATGTGTATTCAACAGACCTGCCCTTTACTTTATGAAGGTAAGATATACAAATGCAGTAGTATTGCCTTATTAAATAAAGTTCTTAATGACTGGAAACAACCTATTAATCAAGAATGGAAACCATATACAGATTACCAGGGTATATCAATTGAAAGTCCTTTGCATGAGATTGTTATGTTTATAAAAAATTTTGGTAAACCACATAAAATTTGCACTATGTGTCCTACAAAAAAAGATAAAGATAGTATTTTAGATCACAAAGCAAATGTAATTACAAAGAAACAATGGATAAAATTAAATGCACCATAATGTTACAGTAGTAACTCCTCCTGATATATACTATGCAAAAGCACCAAGTATTCTTTGCATAGGATGTGATGATTATATAGAAAATATAGTAGATAACATTAGAAGATTACCCATAGAAGTTACTTTATATACTACTAACAAACAAGAAGATTTAGAATGGATTTCTACTGCTTACCATCAAGCAGACATAAGTATATTAAACTGTGCATATAATGAAACTTTTTTAGGTTTCTTTATTGACAAATCACAAGTTTACTACTATAATAATAAACAATCGTACAAACGATTTAATTTAAATGAAGTTAAGGATCCTATAGATCCGCTAATAAAATGGATGACTAAATGGCAAGACCACAAAGACCAACTAGAGAAAAACAAGGACTATATGTCCAAGTAAGAAACAATGATGTTTCTCGTGCAATTCGCAAACTAAAAAGATTAATGCAGGATGAAGGCATTATTTTAGAAATGAGGAAACGTAAGTATTATGTTAAGCCTAGCGAAAAACGTGCTAAAGCAAAAGCGGCGGGTAGAGCCAGATGGTTAAAAAAACAACGTGAAATAGAAAATTATTAGAACTTCTTTAATAAATAAATATGAATAGATTGTTAGGAACTTTGACAAAACATCCTAAAACAATCTTAGGGTCAAATATAGTCAATATATTTCGTGGGCCAAGAATGGATAGTAACCTTAAATAACTCGTGAGGATCATGGTTAGTCCTCAAAACAACAGAGATGCCTATTATGGGTCTCATAAATTAAATCTTGCTTAATAAAGGAGATACAAAATGACAAGATTAACCTCACTCGATATCAATAAACTTACACCATATGCCGTCGGATTCGACAGAATCTTTGATAATATGTTTAACTATGTTGAACATCAGACTCAGAGTACTGGCTATCCACCTTACAACATTGTAAGAGACGGAGATAAATTTCAAATTGAAATGGCTCTAGCAGGTGTAAAAATGGAAGACTTGGACATTGAAGTAGCAGAAAATGTTATGACAATTAGCCATAATCCAGTAGAACTTGATGAAAATAACTTTGCTGGTGAAATATTACACAGAGGTATTTCACGTAGAAAGTTTACTCGTAAGTTTACACTAAATGATGATATCGTTGTTCAAGATGCTAAACTTGAAAATGGTATGCTTTTCATTGAACTTGAAAGAATAGTTCCAGAAGAGAAGAAGCCTCGTAAAATTACAATTAACAAGTAATACGAGTAAATACTAGTGAGGGGAGTAGTGATACTCCCCAAACATAACAGGAGTTTACATGAGTGGAACAGAAATCAAACAAAAGTTCAGACCAATATTAGACGATATTGAACCACCTAAAGATTACAAAATCATTTATTTAAATGACAATGTAACTACATTTGATTTTGTTACAGGAAGTTTAGTAGATAAATTTTCATACAAACCTACAGATGCAGACAAAAAAGCAATGGAAATAAATGAAAAAGGTTCTGGTGTTGTTGCCCTACTTCCTTTTGAAGTAGCAGAACAAAAAGGTGTAGAAGTATTGCTTAGTGCAAGAAATCAAGGTTACCCATTAGAGATTAAATTAGAATCAAACTAGCCAAAAGAGGCATATATGAATATCGAGAATGAAGTCAAGTTAGATTACAATAGTGTTCTGTTGCGTCCTAAACGTAGCACACTAGGTTCACGTAAAGAAGTACAACTTACACGTAGACACAGTTTTAGAAATTACAATCCAAGTTACCCTATAAACACACAAAGAGATTATGATTTTAATGCAGTTCCAATTATGGCTGCTAACATGGATGGTGTGGGTACATTTGATATGGCAGAAGCACTGGGCAAACTTGGTTTGTTTACTTGCCTTGTAAAAACATACAGTATAAAAGAATTAGTTGATTTCTTTAACACAAGTACAATTGCAAGAGAACATGTAGCATATAGCATGGGCATCACAGAAGATGATGCTAGTAAGTTTAGGGCAGTATATGCAGGTAGTAAAGGTATTAAGTATGTATGTATTGATGTTGCAAATGGATATAGTGAACGTTTCCTAAACTATGTTGCAAGTATCAGAGAAGAATATCCTGGTTTAGTCATTATTGCAGGAAACGTAGTAACCGCAGATCAAACACAGGAGTTGATACTTCGTGGTGCAGATGTAGTAAAAGTTGGTATAGGACCTGGTAGTGTGTGTACAACTCGTATACAAACAGGAGTAGGTTATCCACAGCTAAGTGCAGTAATGGAATGTGCTGATGCAGCTCATGGATTAGGTGGACACATTATTGCTGATGGAGGTTGTACTTGCCCTGGTGATGTAGCAAAAGCATTCGCTGGTGGTGCAGATTTTGTTATGCTAGGTGGTATGCTTGCTGGACACGATGAAGGTGGCGGTGAAGTAATTACTAAAGTTTATGAAACTAACGAAGTCCTTAAAGATGATAAAGGATGGCTTGAGCCAGTTTATGAAGAAAAACATTTTGTACAGTTTTATGGCATGAGCAGTGATGCTGCCAATACAAAGCACTTTGGAGGGCTTAAAGACTACCGTGCAAGCGAAGGTAGAGAAGTATTGGTGCCATACAAAGGTGCTATTACAAACACAGTGCAGGACATGCTAGGTGGTTTACGTAGTGCATGTACATATGTGGGTGCAGAAAAATTAAAACACTTACCTAAATGTACAACATTTATTCGTTGTCAGGATACACACAATAGAGTATATGAGTAATGCAGGAACAACTAGAGTTTTTACAACCAGGACAAGACGGTTTTATAGAATTTAATCATGATCCTATAGCAATAGCCATAATAAGAAATGAAGGCACAGATTACCATGTTGACTTAAAAGACATAGATAATGCTACACGTACAAAAGAAATAATTGCACAAGGTGATTATTTAGAACGTGCAGAAGATATTCGTAAATTTTATAAGCAAAACCTATTCTTAGGAACTTTTAAAAAAGAATATCATTTCTCAACTTTTAGGAAACATTTACAACAGGCACTAGAAAGAGAAAGCAAACATTTAGTGCATTTTACTGAAGTAGGCATGCTTACAAAATTACCAGAATTTTATATACAGGATATAGTAAAAAAAGAAATACAAGATCTTTGTGATACTAGTACTCCTTTTAACATGACCATTTATGGTAAAAAACTTAAAGTAGAATACCTAAGAAGCACTACTACAAGATACGGTCCTGAAATAAAATACAATCATTGGTTTAAAACTGAAGATGATAAAGCAGTACAGTTTACACTAGAATATAGGAATCCATTAATAGACTTATTTGACCATTACCTAACACAAAGTAAGTTTTTCTATCTCGTAGGAGACTTCTTTTGTTGTGCAGATGATGATTTTTATTATTATACATGTAGTGGAAAGATAGGTATATAACTAAATACTTTTAACAAGTAATCCTGTAAAGGGCACAACGTTTGTGCAATAAGGTCCATCGGTTATCCCATAAGATATGCAGGATGAGATTGTACAAGTAGATTAGAAGATATTATAATGGCAAAGGATATTTCTAGTATAGTTGACCAACTAGCAAAAGATAGTCCTTTGCTATTAGAAGCACAAAAACCTCAAATAATGTATGTAAAACACCAAAACTATGGTGTACGAAAACTGTGGCAACGCCTCAATAACTCTAAGTAGCTAAATACGTATAGAGAGTCAAGTTGAGAGGATAGTCTATGCCAGTAGCAGAGATACTAGCGGGTATTGCACTAGTCAAATCTAGTGTAGAATTCATAAAATCAAATATACAAACATGTCAAGATATCAGCGAATTAGGAGGTCAAATTGACAACCTATTACGAGGTAAACAAGACCTAGATAAAAAAGTCAATAGTAGAACTATGGGTGTCAAAGAACAATTTGACACTGCTCATATTGCACAAGAAGCTATTGATGCTAAACTTGCTGCAGAAGCACTACAAGAAATATCAACATTAATTAATTTACGTTTTGGTCCTGGAACTTGGGCAAGTATTCTAGAAGAACGTGCTAAACGTATCGCTGAACATAAAGAAGCACAACGTCAAGCAAGAATAGCAAAAGCAAAAGCAGATGCTGAACTTTGGGCAGATCTTAAGATGGTGTTAATAGTACTTGGTGTTATATTGGCAATAGGTGCTGCAGTTGTTGGCATTATATTTTACACGTAATGACACATGCATTTCTACTTATAGTATATCTTGGACAAAATATAATTAATCAAAATATGTATTTTCGTAGTATTGATAGTTGTAAGTATTATGCTGAGCGACTTAATAAACAACCTGGTGTACCAAATCCACGTGCAGGCGATGGAGATCCTAAAACACAATTTTATACAGCAGTGTGTGAGCCACGTAAGGTGGATCCTAAAAAGACTACAGTATATTAAATTACAATGTAACAAAAATTTAATGTAAATGTAACAAAACTGTAATACTAAGAATATTAAATAAAATTGAATTAAAAATTTTATATTAATAACATAAGGAAAAAATCGAAATGTATAAAATGTTAATTGCATTAGTAGCATTAGCAATGGCTTCTAATGTGGCAGTTGCGAGAGATCAGTTAAGTATTGCAGGCTCAAGTACTGTACTTCCATTTGCGAGAATAATCGCTGAACAAGTAGGAAAGAATCCAAGTATACCAACACCAGTTGTAGAATCAGGTGGTAGTAGTGTTGGTAAGAAAGGTGTATGTGATGGTGTAGGAACACAGTTCATAGACATTGGAAATGCAAGTTCAAGAATGAAAACAAAAGAATTAGAATACTGTGAAAAGAACGGTGTAAAGGTAACTGAAATTAAAGTAGGTTATGATGGTATTGTTGTTGCAAGCAGTAAAAAAGGTATTCAATTAAACATTAGTAAAGCAGATTTAGCACGAGCACTAACTGCAAAAATACCACAAGCAGACGGAACATGGATAGACAATCCATACAAAAAGTGGAGTGATATAAATCCTGCACTTCCTAATTTGGACATTAGAGTTTATGGGCCACCAACAACTTCAGGTACAAGAGCAAGTTATGCAGAAATGGTAAATCAAAAAGGTTATTGTGGCAAAGACAAAATTGCAAAAGCAGCATCTAAAGCAAGAGGTGATAAAAAAGGCAAAAAGTGTAGAGCCATGAGAACTGACGGTGCATTCATTGAAGCAGGTGAACAGGACAACTTGATTGTACAAAAGTTAATTGAAGATCCAACAGCTTATGGTATTTTTGGCTTCAGTTACCTAGATCAAAACAGTGATACTCTCAATGGTGCAATCATAGATGGTGGTGAGCCAACATTTGAAGCAATTGCAGATGGTGACTATGCAGTTTCAAGAGCCTTGTTCTTTTATGTCAAGCATCAGCACATAGGTGTTGTACCTGGTATCGAAGAGTATATGGTTAGTTGGAAAAAGAATTGGAACGAAGAAGGCATATTATCTGATGCTGGTATGATTCCAATGCCAAAAGAAGAAAGAGCAAAGTATGCTAAAGCAATGAAAGAATTACCAGTGCTTACTGCAGACATGCTTAAGAAGTAATATTTTTTATTACACTTGACAAAAAATATGAATAGCACTATAATACAAAAATAGTGCTATTTTTATGGAGGTACAAGTGTTAACATCTTTTTATAGTGTTTTTGAACAACAGTTACAGAATCAAAAACAATCTTTAAAAGAAGAATATAAAAAAGCCAAAAGTGATAGGCGTAAAGCATGGTTGAAACAACAGATAGCTGATGCAAAAGATATGCGAGATCACTTACGAGAAATGCAAGCACACATGAAGACTGAAACATGTCCTCATTGCGGCAAAAAAATATAAGGAAAAATTATGGATCAACTAACACTTTGGATGGCGTTAGGCTTTTTATTTGCTGGCTATTCAGTTATTGCTAACGATAGTGTACAAACACTGGGTACATGGATAGCAAGTAACAATCAAAGATTTAAATGGACAACAATGTGGGCCGCCGCTAGTGCGGTTTTACTTTGGGCACTCTGGTATGGATGGACAGTAAATGGTGGAGACATCAGTTACGGTAGACTTACTAAGATTCCATTTCAAGAAATACAATGGTATCATGCTATGGCACCGTTGGTATTATTACTGCTCACAAGGATAGGCGTACCAGTTAGTACGTCTTTTTTAGTTTTAAGTGCCTTTGCTAGTACTTTTGTGCTGGAGAAGATGCTAGTAAAGTCAATCATGGGATATGCTGTCGCAGGTGTATTTGCTTACTGTTTATGGATACTTATAGCACGATGGTTAAATGAACGTAATGACCCAGTTAAAGAAGAACACAAACGATACTGGCGTATAGGACAATGGGTTACTACAGGTTTCCTATGGTGGACATGGCTAAGTCATGATGTTGCAAACATAGCAGTGTTTTTACCAAGGCAAGTGCCATTTGATATGATGATTGCAATTAGTGCAATATTTGTTTTAGGTTTAGGTTTTATGTTTCGAGAAGGCGGTGGTAAGATACAGAAGATTGTGTTGGAGAAACAACACACTAGGTATGTACGTAGTGCCTGTATCATTGATGCGGCATATTTTTTATGTTTATACTTCTTTAAAGAACTAAACAATATTCCAATGTCAACTACTTGGGTATTCGTTGGATTATTATGTGGTAGAGAACTAGCAATAAGCACAATGAGCAATGGTTCATACAGATTAAAGAATGTGTTTCCTATTGTAGGAAGAGACTTTATGAAGATGATGATTGGATTAGGAGCAAGTTTAGGTATTGTGTTAGCAATACATTATGTTATAGTTCCAAACGGATACTAATAAAAAAACACTCAATAAAGCACGTTTTTAAACGTGCTTTTTTTATGACTAATAAAATTACATTATTGCTTAATACTTAATAATATTATAAAAAATTTATTCATTGTTGCTAAAAAAGCAATAGTGTTTTTCCCAAAACCGTGTTGCAAATGCCCTAGAAAGGCGGTATAATAATATAAATAAAAGTGTAGACAGGAGCGTCCTCAGCTCAATAAAAATGAGTGGCACTAGGAAAGACTAGGGCTGGCGCAGACAGCCTTATCAAGCGAATGACGGTAATCAAAGATTACTGACGGCGGAAAAGACCGCGGTATTGCTTCCCTCAAGCATATAACATTAATAGGAGACCAAAAATGGCTAAGAAGCTATCCAATACTCTTGTGACAATGTTTCGTAACATGTTTGAAACGAAAAGTGCTCAAGAGAAATACTTATCACAAAGCACAGATATTTGTGACTTAGAAAATAGAATGAAAAAATTACACACAACATACGGAAGGTTTGGTATATAAAATGACTGCATTAGTATTAGGAACAAGAACTTTTTTACAAGATTTTTTAGTAGGCTGGAGTTTAGCCACAGGAAAAATTAATAAAACTTGCGAAAGAATAGGTAGAGTAAGAGCAGCTCAAACATTAGAGTGCTATGGTCACTATGATATAGCAAAGACATTAAGAGAAGGAAAATAAAAATGAAAGATTTTTTACAAGCAACTACAGGCGTATTAGCACTGCTCGTAGTAGTAGGCGCAGTTGGTATTGTAAGTACTTTTCCGATTATAGCATAAGGTAAATATTATGTGGCCTTATACGGAAGAGGAAAGAGAATTTTATAATTGAAGACATTTTTTATAGTAGTCGTTATGTTAATGAGTCAACAATACCCTACAGAAGATTTATATATTTACGAAGAGCCAACTTTTGGTAGTGCAAGTGCTTGTATAGCATTTGTTCAAGCAGAGGCCAATGGATTAGTACTAGGTGCTTCAGAGGCATATCAAGGCAGACCTGTAGATAATATATACTGTGCAGAGGAAAAAGCACTGAAACGATTGCTAGAAGAAATGCGAAATGCAACGGGTGACGTAGCAATTTAATTAAAGAGGGCTTAGGCCCTCTTTTTTATTTCAATAAATAACTTGACAGATAATTCAACACATAGTATTATTAGTTTATGAAAATTGTTTTAGCAACGGAACAGGATATCAAGCCTGTTAAGGATAGATACTTAGTTTTAGAATTAGATACTTTTCGTATCGAAGATCAAATAGTACCCAGTTGGTGTATAATAGATGCTGGTGATATTCCATTAGCAGAAATGACACAACTTGATCACTTTAAAACTCAACATGAAAACTTAATTAAAAACTATAAAATAGGCAATCTTGATTTTGTAGAGCAAATGATTGAACATTTACAAGGTAAGTTTGGTGGAAATGTTGACAGTTTCTATACTGAACTATTTGCAAGGATGAAACAACCTAAAAGTGATCCCTGGGATTATATTATTACAAAATGATTAACAACCTATACATTAGTCATGAAGATTATAATTGGAATAATGGCAGTAATCTGTTAAACTACAAAAATTTAGATAAAGCAATATCCGGTAAAGAATACAAAGATTATTTTACAAGCATAGTAGATGTTAAAGAAAAAAATATTAAAAAAGTTTGTAATGCTGCTGAAAAAATTATAATAAAAGATTTAAACTTATATGAAATGTGTAACCATGATTATACAGATTCAAATTTTAATTACAATTTAAGTACTCTTATAAATTGTTTATATAAAGTAAAACACAAAGTAAGTGGATTAGATGATTGTGTACAAGATGTAAATCTACAAAAATTTAATAGTTTACAGAATATAAGAAATACTACAGAAAAAGTTTTATGGACAGTTGGTTGTAGTTTTACTGCAGGTGAAGGTATAGAAAACAATCAAAGGTATGGACACCTATTATCGGAATATCTTAACATTCATGAGATAAATTTATCTAGAAGTGCTTCTTGTAATAGTTGGGCAGCAAGTCAAATATTAAGATCTGATATAAAAAAAGGTGACATAGTTGTTTGGGGACTTACTAGTATGTACAGAGGCGAGTATTCAAAAGATTGGGAATTAAAGCCGTATATGGCAATCAATTTAGTGAAAGAGTACAACTGGAATCCAGACTATTTTGATTCAACAACAAACAAAATACTTTACTACAGAGATATTTTGAATGTTATAAACTTCTGCAGTAAGTTAGGTGCTAAGTTGTACCTTATAAATTTTTTAGAAGATGGCCTTACCCCTATTATATTTAAGGACTATAATAATTTTTTAGATATCTCATATAGTTATAATAATTATCAAAACAATTGGGACTTTGTAGATTATGGTACTGACAACTGTCATCCTGGTCCTAAACAACACATTATTTTTGCAGATCATATATATAAATTTATAACAAAAAAAGAAAAGGAAATAATATAAATGTATCAAGGTAAAGGACATATTTGGAATAACCAATTTAACAAGGTATCAGACTTTATGGAAAGATACTATAGAGCTCCAACAGATAGTGGTCCACGTCCTACTGCTCATTACAGACCAGAACTAAGACGTGCCGCTAGAATAGCATACAGAGTCGCTAAGAAAACCATTAAAGAATTACGTGCAAAACAAGCAATTAAGTAAATGGTTGTACTTTTACCATATCCAAACGGAATGACGTATCCTGAAATGGGTGATGAACATAATATATTTCAGTATGCAAATGAAATACGTGATTATGTAAATAGAGTATGTAAAGGTCCTTGGACTAGCGGACATGAGGATGTATTACAAGCAGGTTTGAGAGTTAGACTAGGAAATGAAAAAGATTTATTCATGCTTAAAATGAAATATGGATTGGATATAGTACAAAATGTATGAAGACATAAAGTTAATACTAGACAAAGAACAACTAAGACAAGATACAACTATAGAATTAATTGCTAGTGAGAACTATGCAAGTCAAGCAGTAATGGACTTGTGTGGTAGTATTTTTACTAACAAGTATGCAGAAGGTTATCCACGTAAACGTTACTATAATGGTTGCGAGTATATGGATGAGGTTGAGCAACTTGCAATAGATTTAGTTTGCGAACTTTATGGTTGTGAGTATGCAAACGTGCAACCACATTCAGGTGTAAATGCAAACACTGCAGTTTATCAAGCATTTATGAAACCTGGTGATGTACTTATGGGTATGGATCTAGCAAGTGGCGGACACTTATCACACGGTGCACCTCCTACTCTAAGTGGTAAGTTTTACAATGCAGTCACTTATGGTGTTGATGATAATGGTTTACTTGACTACGATAAAATAGAAGGTATTGCAAAACTTAATATGCCTAAGTTAATTGTTGCAGGAGCAAGTGCATATCCAAGACAGATAGATTGGAGTGCATTTAGACAAATTGCTGACAGTGTAGGTGCAATATTATTAGTTGATATGGCACACTATAGTGGACTAGTCGCTGGTCAAGTATATGATAGTCCATTTGGTTATGCAGATGTAGTGACAAGCACTACACATAAAACACTTCGTGGACCTAGAGGTGGCATGATCTTATGGGATGATCCTAAATGGTGCAAACGTATTAATAGTGCAATATTTCCAGGCACACAAGGTGGACCACTTATGAACATAATTGCTGCAAAAGCACAATGTTACAGTGAAGCATTACTTCCTAGTTTTGAACAGTATGCACACCAAGTGATCAAAAATGCAAAAGTAATGTGCGAGGTATTTGAAGCACGTGGTTTTCCTGTACAAACAGGTGGCACAGATAGTCATATTATATTAATGGATTTAAGCAAAAGTAAGCATAGTGGTAGACAAGCTGCAGACTTACTGGAAGAAAATGGTATTACTGTTAATAAAAATGGTGTACCAAATGATCCACGTAGTTTTGTAGAAACAAGTGGTATAAGAATAGGCACTGCCGCTGAAACTACAAAAGGTCATAAAGAAGATTTCTTTATTAACTTAGCAGGAAAAATTTGTACAATACTAGGATAAAACAATGACAGTAACATATATGAAAGAAGGTTCACCTAAAAGTTGGGATAAAAGTTTACGTGTTTATGAGGTTACCTGGCCTAGTGGCAAAAAGGAAATCTGGAAAGATATCAATGCACGTGATTGTTTAACACGTTACGAAAACATGGATCCAATAGGCAACGGATTACAACTGCGTGAAATAGTTGGCAAAGAACTACAAATGCAAAAAATAATGGATAGCAAATGAAAGCATTAGTCATTGGTGCAGGTATAACCGGAGTTACTACCGCTTACTATCTAGCACGAGCAGACTATGATGTCACTATATGTGATGAAAGAAAATATCCAGCTATGGCTACCAGTTATGCTAATGGTGGACAACTAAGTGCAAGCAATGCTGAAACATGGAATAGCTGGCGTAATATTAAAAAAGGCATAAAGTGGTTAACACAACCTGATGCTCCTTTAAAAATAAACTTAACTCCTGAGTTAGACAAATATAGTTGGTTTGTAAAGTTTATGCTTGAAATAAAAAATCGAGAAGTTAACTCTATTGAAACTTGTCGGATGGCTTTAGAAGCACACAAACTTTATAAGGATATTGCAGACGAAGAAGGTATTAAATTTGATAAAGTAGAAAAAGGTATACTTCATGTATATACTAAAGATGAAGAATTTAACCTTGCTAAAAAAACAAATGACTTATACAGACGTGCAGGGTTAGACAGATGGGAAGTAAGTCCACAAGAAATCAACAAGATAGAACCTGCACTAAGTAATCCTGATATAATTGGTGGATATTATAACACTAGTGATTTTACAGGTGATATACACAAGTTCTGTGTTGAACTGACAAAAGTTTTAAAAAACAAATACAGTGTAGTATTTACAAGTAAACCTGTTAATAGATTAGATTATAATGGGCCAGTAGTTGTATGTGCAGGCGTTGGTAGTAGGAAACTTGCAAACACTATAGAAGAGGATTTACCAATTTATCCTGTAAAAGGTTATTCAATTACAATAAACAATCCAGGTAATGCTCCGTGGGTAAGTTTATTAGACGATGAAGCCAAAATAGTTACTGCGAGACTGGGCAAGAATAGATTACGAGTAGCAGGTACTGCAGAATTTAATGGGTATAATACAGATATAGTACAAGCAAGAATAAGACCATTAATACGTTGGTCAGAACGTATGTTTCAAGATATAAACACAGAAGATATAAAACCCTGGGCAGGGCTAAGACCTATGACACCTAGTATGATGCCTATAGTCAAACAAAGTAAAACAAGATCAAATGTATGGTATAATACAGGACATGGTCATTTGGGTTGGACTTTGAGTGCTTATACTGCACAAACAATTGTAGAAAAAATTAGAGGCTACAATGGACCTTTTTACTCATATAGATAGTTGACAAATCTATAAATTAGTATATACTCTTTATATAGTTAAGGAGTTGACATGAGTATGCATTTACTTGGTCCTTGGATGACCACTACAAAATATAATCGTAAAAAGAATAAACGTACACCCGGTGAACGAGAATTACAATCTCGTTCAGAGCATGACAAGTGGCTTAAAAAGATGGGTGCCCATCCTAGCCAGAGAACAAAAGCAAATACTAATGCTGGCAATAAAATTCCCAACTATAGAGAACATCAAGGTACTGCACAATGTAGTAATAACGTTGTGGGCAGTACTGCTAAGAAACCTGAACAACAGTATACTGGTGATCAACTTGCAGGTATTGGCATGCTACATAAGAGCAATATGGTTCCTGTACGTAAAGACAGTAATGATGCAAAAGAAATTGCGAGGATGCGTCGAGGTTGATAGATCACTTATATAAAATTTGGAATATAAAAGATCAATACGTTGTAGCAGATCAGTTTACTGGATATGAAAGTATCTATAATAAACTTGACAGTTACACAAAAGAGCAGTACGATAAAGATCCACAAGCAGTAATAGATGAAGTTTTCGAACTGTATAGAAGTATAGGTTTAGTACCTATTGTATATTATACTCAAGCAGGGCTAGTACAAGCAGTAAAAACATTTTCACAACAGTCTTACAATGGTGTGAACAATAGTGTAATAGGATTAGGAAATAATCGAGGACAAACTATAAACAGGTTCTTATTTCCTAATATGATGACTGCAGAGCCTAAAGGTAGAGGTAGTAACAGTTTACGTGATAGGTTTTGGAACGATGCTAAACTAAAACGTGCAATTCGTATTTGTTTTGAATTTAGAACTGGTGATAAGTTATTAAGACCTACACAATTAAGAACTGCACTTGAACTAGTGACTGGTGAAAATGTTACCAATTTTAAAGCACAGAATGCTAAAGCAATAGCGGAACACTTGTGTCCTGTGCTTTGGGGCAGAGTGTATGATTACAGTTGTGGCTATGGTGGAAGATTGTTAGGTATAGGTTCAAGTAATTTCAAATATGATTATATAGGCGTAGAACCTAATACTGAAACTGTAAAATATCTTAATTATTTAAATGATATCGTCGATGAAGCAACAGGTGTAAGAGGTACTATCGTACAAAGTGTAAGCGAAGAATATCAACCTGAGGACATAGATTTAGCATTTAGTAGTCCTCCTTATTTTAACTTGGAGAAATATTCAGATGAAGAGACACAGTGTATGGTACAATTTAAAACAGAAGATGAATGGTTTGACGGATACGTTGTACCGACCATGGAACACATACATAGAGGACTCAATAGAGAAGGACTTTTCGCAACTAACATCGCTGACTACAAAAGTTACGACAGAAAAGAACCCTACGAGGTTACACAAAGATGGATCAACACTGCAGAAAAACTAGGATTCAAACACATACAAACAATTAAGATGATGCTTACTACAAGACCTGGTGTGGGCAATGATCGTAAAGAAGGAAGAGAAAAATGGGAGGGTGTATATGTCTTCAGTAAATTATAAAGTTACTACAAAAGTTCATTTTGATGGTAATAGATATGTCCACTTTGATAGCAAATATAAAGATCCAAAAGGTAGACGTTGTTATGCGGTAGTGTTCAACGATTTAAGTTTAAACGATATAATGTGTTTAACACCTAAGCAAGTAATGATGTTAAAAATTGCAAAAGGTGACCAAATCGATATAAAGGATTGGACAGAGTTTTATGGTATTACTCCTGATATGGTTGAGAATATGGAACCTACAAAATATGGTGTTTCTATGCAATGTAAATATACATTTGAGGAAGTACTAGCACACAAAAGTAATATAAATTAATTTTTATAAAAGGGTTGACAGAACATACAACATATAGTATTATATAAACATAATAAAAAAATAAATAACAACATATAGTATAAGGACCAAAAATATGAAAAATATAGCAGTTTTAAAGAAATTTTCAAGTTACATGTTAGGCGCATTAATAGGTGGTGCATTGTTTTTAGGTGTTATAAAACTAACATCTATGTACTTTGGAGATCCATATTATGGACTAATAGGAATGCTTGGTTTAGTTTTTATTTGGTTTACCTGGTCAATGAGTGTTAGTCAAGTTGAAAGTGAACAAAGAGAAGCACAATATGCTAAAGAAAGAGAAAAACTTAACTTAAAAGCCTAATATTATTTTCTAATTCCCCTAGGACAATGGCGGGTATGTTTTCGTAAAAATGATGAAAGTTATGTTCGAGAACTCCCGCCATTTCCATACGTAATTTTTCTAACTCACTTATATCTTTACCGCCAATATCATTTATAATTTTTGCAATAGCCTGTAAACGTTGTGTAGGGTCTTCTATACCATCATAACTTTCGTCCCACCAATCACCAAATGTTTTAAAACCATAACTTTGTAAATATTTCAAACTGCCTGGTGCTTGAACTACTACAAATGGTTGATGCATTACTACAGGTTTAAATATTTTTTCTGTAAAATGTATTTTATCTTGCCATACTGTTTCATTTACAACATGTAAAAAACTTGTATTCCAAGGATTTAAATCGTCAATACTTATCTCGGCACTTTGATTTTCATGAGTATCAAAACTATGTGCTTGTACAGGACCAGTATATATCAATCCATTAGGATCTGGATTTGCTAAACTATAACATCCTCGTTTCAAATCTAACAACTCTAACAAATCTGTTCTATGTTGACGTAAAAGTCTGTTTGCACTTAACCATCTATATTTTATAGGTCTTGATTTGTAGTGTGTAAACATTTTTAATTTTTTATAATGTTTAAAATAAAATTCACTACAGATGTATGCATGTGCAAACCAGTGTACGTTTTTGATGTTTCTTCCTGCTAGTTTAGCTATGTCCTTACTATTAAGTTCACTATGTAAAACAATTGTGTGTCTATTATCATTGAATGCTTGTAAAAAATCCCAAAAAAACTTATCGAGATTAACATCTATTGGTTCCCAACTGTGTTGGTAAAAGTTATAGTTTGTGTATTTTCGTAATTTATCTGGATTATGTAATCCATATATCCATTTTTCGTTATGGAAAAAATATTTTTTTGAACCTTTCTCAAATATATCTGGAGTTTTATGCCATCTTGGAAGAGGTAACGCTTCTAGATGCTTGTCATGCAAAAACTTCCAATGCTCTTGTAAATTATGATTGTATCTTATATTGTCAGGAAAATACATTAAGCAATAATCATCTTTAAACTGATTGCTAATTATATCTTCTGTAATGTGATTGATTAGTGTATAAGGTTCCATTATATGCGTATATTTATACTAGTATAATTCTCGTTTTGAGAAAATAAATACAGTACCCCAGAGGAGAGACATGTCAAAGAAAATTAAGTCCTGTAATTCTTATCTTGCTAGTATAACAGAAATAGGTAAGAACTTCAATAATATTGCAGAAATAAAAACAAAAAGTATGTTATCTAATTTTCCAGAAATAGATGTTTCTCAAAATAGATTTCTCGTAATTGGTCCTAATATAATTCCTTGGGGATTATACAAAATGGGTGGTGACGTCACTGTGATAGATGGTATAAAAAACTATGGTGATGTTGAGTGTGAATGCAAACACTATGACGGAGAAATAGCAGACTTTGTTGCACAAGGAATAAAGTTTGATTATGTAATAGCACCTGATGAATTACTTACATATGCTCACACCGAGACTGAACAAAAACAAATGTTAAGTATAATAAGTAAAATTTCAGATAAAGCGTTTGTTACTACAATCAAAGATTACAAAAATATGTACGCCAATCAACGTTACTTTGAGGAACCCTTTACACTAAGGACCAGTCAAGGAAGTGCAATAGTTATAAGAAAACGTGAATGGGATCAAGTTGATAGACAAGCATGGATACAAGAAAACTATATTATACATAATGACGAGTTGATAATTTGTGAGCCTAGAAATAGACGTACAATGTATTTTAAACAACTTGCAAAATTTAGCAGTGATCTAGGCAGTAAAAGTTATACTGTAGACAAAAAGATTATGTATAAACCTGCATTTAGTAAAACATTCGAATACATAGTTACCATAAAATTCTAAAATAAATATAGTAGTATATAATTCAAGGAGCAACAATGGACAAGTTGCAACAGGTGTTTGAGCAGGAGTTCAATACACAAGTCAAACGTCTTATTGACGAAGCATTAGAAAACATTGATATAAGTGCCGAAGTAAACCATACAGTACAGGAACGGTTAGATAGCGGCTCTTTTCAAGATTACATTAATAGCACACTAAGACAACATGTAAACCAGATTAATATTACAGGCCCTGCACTAAAAAAGTTAGAAGAAAATGGCAATGTATTAATACAACAAAACATGCCTAGAGTTATTCAAGTAATAACTGATAGAATTGATGCAGTTATGAGTGATGTTGTTAATCAAAAACTAAGAGACATACAATTTCCAGAACGTAGCATAGATCCAAAGTTAATTGATACACGGAAGTTAAAAATTAAAAGAGAAAACATTGAGGATTTTGGTAATACTGCAGGTATAGAAGACATTGCAGACAATGTACAACTTACCATTATGAATGATGCAGTTGTTATTGAGAACAAAATTATTACAAACCAAATCAATACAAATTCTATTGTTACAGACAATTTAGTTACTAAAGACATAGACAAAACTCAACCCTGGGTTTCAGCTCTTAAAAAAGATTTCATAGAAAGTATCCCTAAACCTGTTGCTCCTAAAGACTGGAGTTTTAAAGTTGCAGAAATGGAAGCACGTATCAAAGTAAATGAAGAGCGTGGCGGGCATTTAAAACAACTAGAAGTTAGTGGCGAAGCATTGCTTAGTGATGTACTATATACAACTCCGGGTAATAATCGTGTGGGTATTAATACACTAGAGCCTAGTGATGCACTTACTGTATGGGATCAAGAAGCAGAAGTAGTAATAGGAAAACACAAAAAACAAGAAGGATATATAGGAACACGCCGCAGACAGAGTATAAACATAGGTGCTAATAATAAAGTTGGTATTACTGTTAATAGTGAAGGAACAGTAATTATAGATAAACTACAACTACAGGGTAAAATTATATCTAGTAGCCGTGATTTTCCTAATCATGCAAGTAAACAGGGTGATATAGTTTTCAATACTAATCCTCAAGTAGGCAAATACATTGGATGGGTTTGTTTGGATGGAATACGTTGGGCTGGATTTGGTAAAATAGAATAATGAAAATTGTTTTCTGTATAGGTAATGGTGAAAGTCGTGCAGGTTTTAATTTAGCAAAGTTAAAACAATATGGAGAGCTATACGGAGCCAATGCAGTTTTTAGAGATACAGAAGTAGATCATTTAATATGTTGTGATAGACGTATGGCTATGGAAACAGTAAGCAAAGGTTATAAAGGTTTAGTCTATACACGCAAAGATTGGTACAGTTTCTTTCCTTATGATAACTTTAGACAACTACCAGAACTGCCCTGGGAAGAAAAAGAAAAGCATACACAAAGTTTCCATATGGGCAGTGGATTACATGCAGTAAATGTTGCACTACAACACAAACCTAATATTATTATTGTCATAGGACATGACTTTTGGAGTAGTGGATCTAAACATAATAATCTATATAAAGGCACAGAAAACTATGCAGATGTAATTGCTCCTGCAGTAGATCCTAGTTTTTGGATAAAACAGTTTGTAATGTTTTTTCAAAAATATACTACTACACAGTTTGTATTTTGCCAGCCAAATATAGGTAATTGGCAAAAACCTATGGGTTGGAGTAATGAGGTATTCCCAAATTTACAATTTCAAGAATTAGGAGAATTGATAGATGTACTTAATCAGTCATAGAGGGAACATTGAGGGAAGAGATCCTGAAAGGGAAAATAATCAAGGGTACATAATTGAAGCAATTAAATCTGGCTATTATTGTGAAGTAGATATATGGGGAAAAGTAAACGGAGAACTTTGGTTAGGGCATGATGCTCCACAATATAAAACAGATAGTCGTTTTTTAAATCATCCTAAAATAGTTGTGCATTGTAAAAATAAGTTAGCAATTGATAATTTAAATGGTTGGGGTATACATTGGTTTTGGCATCAGGATGATGATTACACAATTACAAGTCAAGGCTGGACCTGGGCTTATCCTGGTAAACCTAACGCAGGTCATAATTGTATTGCAGTCATGCCAGCAACACATTTAGATGTAAGTGAATATGCAGGTGTATGTAGTGATTATATCGGACAATATAAATGATTAAATTAGTCATATTTGACTTAGATGGTGTCCTTATAGATAGCAAGCAGATTCATTACGAAGCTCTTAACCGTGCTTTGGGTGATGAGTATGCCATTAGTATAGAAGAACATTTAGCAAACTATGATGGTTTGCCTACCAGGTCCAAATTAAATATGCTATCAGAACGTAAAGGCTTGCCCACGGATCGTCATGCGTCAATCGCCAGGGCCAAACAAAAGGCAACAGTTGATATACTAAAAGAGACTGTTGAACCTCGAGACGATTTTACGGACATGTGTCGCGAGTTGAAAGACAGAGGTTATACACTAGCCTGTGCAAGCAATGCAGTTCGCGACACAGTAAAAATGAGTTTGCTTAAATTAAACCTTATAGAATATTTTGATTTTTGGTATAGTAATGAAGATGTTGAAAAACCTAAACCACACTTTGAAATGTATTTTAAATGTATGCTTACTGCAAACTGTAAGCCTAGCGAAACACTTATAATAGAAGACAGTCATATAGGTAGACAAGCAGTATTAGATAGTGGTGCAAATTTACTAGCAGTAGAGGATACTAAAGATATTTACTTGAGCAAAGTGCTAGATGCTATAGAAGAATATGAAGAACCTAAACGTAATATACCATGGAAGAGTAAAAAAATGAATGTACTAATACCAATGGCAGGTGCAGGAAGTAGATTTGCTGAACAAGGATACACATTTCCTAAACCTCTTATAGAAGTAGGTAATAAGCCTATGATACAAGTTGTAGTAGACAATTTAAATATTGAAGCAAACTACATTTTTATAGTGCAAAAAGAACATTACGAAAAGTATAATTTAGAAACAGTTTTAAATCTAGTAAAACCTGATTGTACCATTGTACAAGTTGAAGGTGTAACTGAAGGCGCTGCCTGTACAACGCTTTTAGCAAAGGAGTATATAGACAATGAAGACCCGCTCATCATCGCGAACTCGGACCAATTCGTCGAATGGAACTCAAACGAAGTCCTTTATGCATTTTCAACAGAGGGCGTGGGAGGTGGCATCCTCACGTTTGAAAGCACACATCCAAAATGGAGTTATGCACGTACAGACCAAAATGGATGGGTTACCCAAGTTGCTGAAAAACAACCTATTTCGATTAACGCCACTGTTGGTATCTATTATTGGGCACGTGGTTGTGATTACGTTAGTTCTGCACTTCAGATGATTGATAAGAACATTAGAACTAATAACGAATTTTATGTATGTCCTGTGTTTAATGAATTTATACAAGGTGGAGGTAAAGTAAGGATTAAGCATATTAATCCAGAAGGAATGTGGGGATTAGGTACACCTGAAGATCTTACACATTTTTTAGCCAATTATAGTGGAACTTATTAATTTGCTAACGGATTGTCTAATGCCCGTTGTATTTTACGCATAAGTCTATCTTCTAGTTCTTTAGTATCACGATTCACTGTTTCTCTCAAACTATCTCTTTTAGTTTCAAATCTACTTTCGGCATCAGTTATCATGTTACGGACATCGTCCACACTTTTACGAACCATGTCTTCTGTTCTGTCTGCTTGTTGTTCAATACGTAGTATATCATCACGCAACCCGCCTTTGATGTCACGTGTATATTCTACAGTGTCTTCCATTTTGGATTCCATGATTTGCATACGTTTGTCATATGCATTGATTTTTGCTTCGTATTCTTCTTGTTGTTCTACAAATTCTATAGCCTGTTCTACTTTTTGATACATTAAAAAGCCACCATACAATGCACCAAGTACACTACCAATAACTGCAATAAGAGCAGATATTGACATAAAACTAACTTTGAAGCCAAGGATACGGAACTGTTTATTCTTTAAGTTCTCTATACCTTCTTCCATGTTTTCAATTTCTTCACCTAAATCTTTTGCCATGTTATTTCTCCAAACCTTGTTTAGATTGGCTTTGTAATTCTCTTAACTTTTTAAGTTCTTGCTCTAATTTTAAAACTTCCAATCTTTTCTTCTTTAATTCTAATTGATAGAGTGTGTTACAGTTAATACGTTCTTTAGGACCGTCAAGCGGTATTGTGATTCTTGCATATACTCCAACATCCTTAGTACTGTTGCCTATAGTTGTATTGTCGTCAAAAGGACTTTGATAGTTGTCTATTATACCAGTCACACCAAATTCCAAATTGGTACTACCACCAATAGCATTTTGGCAATCTAAATCGCCTGCTTTAAATTTATCGCTAGAATAATTACCCGATGCGTTTGGTAATTGAAGATTTAATGAACTGCTATTGGCGAATGCTGTGCTAGATAAAACTGTAAGTGTTAGTGTTGTAAATACAAATTTTTTCATACCTATTCATGCTTGAATCTAGAACATATTTTAGATGATATACTTGAAGATTTTAAATCCTCATTCCTCATCTTTGACCTACTACATACGTATTCAGCATTGTATTTGTCAACTTCTCTAATATAAACATCTACTTCTGCACGTTCCAAATATTTTATATTCAATATTGTATATTGAGATACAAATGGAATAGGTCTCCAGTCTTTATCGAACACTCCTATCTCATAATATTCAACATCATTCCTTTTATTGAAAATTTGCATACGGGTGACAATTAAATCATCCATATATGCATAACTCCATTTAGGATAAGTTGGAGTCATCTCATGACTAAAAGCACCATGAGAAAACAGAATCAACCATAATGTTATAAAATATTTATACATTTACTTTGCTACACACACCGCTTCAATTGTTGCTGAATAGTTACCACCTGGAAATGCTTTGTTTCCACCATTTGTAGCAACCGAAGTAGACTTAAACCATGTAGAACCAGTTGCGGTTAGATCAAACTGTGTAGTTTGTCCAGATACTGTCTTTGCACTTTCATAACCTGCCATGCCTGTTGCATCACTTACGCTACTAACTTCTGTAGAGCCTGTCCATGATACTGTATCATTAAGTGACGGGCTAGTACTAAATGAAGTTGGTGTAGTAATTTGTGCATAATAAGCATCAGCCAATGTTACATCATATCTTACAATAGGCTGTACACCACCGTCGGCGGCAGCTGTTGTTAGTGTATAAGCATTTGGGTTTCCATATGTACCTGGTGTATCAGTTGTTATTACACAACGTGATTGCACAGTTCCACTTATTGGTACATCAACAGCTTGTGCTGATAATGTGAATAAACTCATAGCAACTATTATACTTGCCTTTTTGAGCATTTTTCTCTCCTATTTGTATTGCTGAGAAATCATTTTCTCATGCAATATCTGTTGTGCTAAGCCGTTTCTCAACCCGGCTTTGCTATCTGGTAGTTTAGCATCTACCAATCTAATTGTTTCTTTGTACTGACCACCTGGTATAGTTGCGGCAAGATACGTATTATTAATCTGATTTTGCATAATATTATTCATTTGTTCTATTCTTTGATTTTCTGCAAAAAGTGCTGCAGTATCAGATGCTGACATTAATTTTTCTAATCTATACTTTCTCTTCTTTTCTTCAGCTTCTTCTTTTTCTTTTTCTTCTTCCTCAGCTAGTCTTTCTTCATTTTCTTCTATAGATAATTTTTCCTCATCGTTTAAATTAACAAACTCATCTTTTGTAGCATCATATAAATCATCTAGATTAACTGTAGGTACAACAGGCACTGGTGTCTTATACCCTGGACAACTTGGACTAAATTGTGGGTCATAACAAGGATCAACTTTGTAACTGTAGATAACACTCGCATCATCTACAGTACCTGTACCCTCTACTTCTATAGAACCATCTCCCCATGCTTCTCTAGGGATATCACCTATTCCAATAACCTTTCTAACTTCTATTCCTCCTGGTGCACCTGACCAGTCTTCTGTATCTCTAAAAACATATCCAGTACCGTTTGCATTTTTATTTTGTACATGAACTTTCATATCATCTTCAGGATTTTTATTTGCAGTGTATCTATAAAATACTCCATTAATATCTAAGCCAGGTGGTGCAGGTAGTACATCTTTCATACTCCAACTGTGTCCGCTTTGAGCAGCATTACCAGTCGTACCATAATATGGTGCAATGTTATCAGAGTAACAATAGTAGGGATAAAATCCCACCAATACTCCAAGTAGCAGCTTTTTTAACATCTACTTGTTCTTCCTTACCGTTCTTTTCATGTTTCTTTTTATCTTCGTGTGATTCCCAACCAATCTTGGCTGCCTCTCCAATTTTACCTTCATAAGGACATGGTGTACCTGCCATCATCATAGCATCAAATACTTTCTTATCCTGACACATTACACTAACTGCAGCAACTTTCATGCCCATGTCATATAGTGTCTTTGCATTTTTTAATCTTATACAGTTGTCTTCTGTAAATGTAGTACCTGCACTTATACCTAATATCTGTGTTTGTACTGCACCGGCAACACCAATTGTACATAAATCACTATTACTGCCACTACTAAACTGCGGACTAATAGCACTCGGTGGTGGTGATTTTACAGTTGTTTCCATATTTCCTTCAGTAATAATTTTACTGTTCGTTGTGCTTTCTGTTACTATTGTTTCTGCATTAGCCATGCCAATGAAGAATACAGCTAGGCTGTAAATAAATATTTTTCTAATCATAGATTCTCTCTTTGTAAGACAATATTGTCATATGTAATAATATTTATGTAAGCCTCTCTTTTAATAAATTTATACAAATATTTATAGGTTGTTTGTCGTATTTTCCAGCGATACAAAAAATTGACGGAACAATAATTTGTACCGATTTTTGGTACAAAAAATTGACGGTTTGATAGGTTGACATACCTAGTTTATATGCTATATTAAGTATATGTTTGATAACAGTATACATCGTATTGGGTTTGCATGTAAGTATTTTCATCCAGACCGTACACTAAAGAAAAAACAGTTAGAAGAAATAGAACGTCCACTTAATGAACGTACTACAACTATTACATGGCTTAACAGACAGACTAAAGAAGTTGCAGAACAACGTTTGTGGGATATTATGCAACACAATATTAAAAGTGTTGAAAGACTAATTACTTACGTAGGGAGTTTACCTAATGAGTTACGAATGGTTCGATTGGGCAGTAGCATATTGCCTGCTTACACTGAGTCTAGTTGGAGTTACTATTGGCAGTTACCTGATGTACGCCAGTATCTCGAAACACATCTTGCACCTGTCGGGGATAAAGCTCGTGCTCTTGATGTACGGATTAGTATGCACCCTGGTCAGTTTACTGTGCTTGCAAGCGATAATCCAGATATTGTTGATAGGAGCATAGAAGAATATGAATATCACACCGATGTCCTCAGGTACATGGGATATGGCAAGTCCTTCCAGGACGCCAAATGCAACGTACATATCGCAGGTAGAAAAGGTCCACAAGGCATCATTTCAATCCTCCCAAGACTTTCTCCGGAATCGAGAAATGTCCTTACAATCGAGAATGATGAGAATTCATGGGGACTGGATGCGAGTCTCGAACTTACGGAACACTGTGCCCTCGTTCTCGATATACACCACCACTGGGTTAAAACGGGTGAATACATCTCGCCCCTGGACGAAAGAGTATCTCGCATAAAAGACAGTTGGCGAGGTGTAAGGCCTGTCATACATTACAGTGTCAGCAGAGAAGATTACCTAGTTGATCATTGTTCAATAACAAAACCTAATTACAATACTCTACTTGAAGACAATTACAAAAAAGCTAAACTAAGAGCCCACAGTGACATGTACTGGAATTCTGCAGTTAATGAATGGGCAATACAATTTAACAAAGAATTTGACATTATGTGTGAAAGCAAGTTCAAACAAGTAGCATCAATTGACTTTTACAATCAAATGTACCAACAGAATATAAGTGCTAATTTATTTAAATAGTGTTGAGCGGCAAATCCGCCAAGACAAAACCGCTCAACAACTATAAGCGGTTTTCTATACTATTTTACTTTTTATTGTATATATGATATAGAATCCAAACTGCCACTAGACCAATTAATCCCTGAGCTGAAAGTGCAGTGATTATACCTGTGATATTGTCTATGATAGTAATGTTTGGCCAAAACGGAATGTTTTGTCCACTAAACAATACTTCTAGTACAATGCCTAGTGCTATAAGGCTAACACCAATTTCAGTTAGTGCTCCTGCCCATGTTTTTATGCTTTTTACGATATCCATAATAGATCTCCTTCCTAGCAATTAAACGATTTTTAAAATCGTGTTTTATTTAGACTACAACTTTTCTTTATAAACATATGCTATATGGTTCTAGATACAAAAAATACACATTTTCTGGTTGACACAATCCTATTATATGCTATTATAACTGTATAAATTGATTCCGCAGGTAACGAAAGTTCGTGGATCGCCCATAGAGGTCTAGGTTCAAAAACATACACATAATAAAAAAGATTGCCTTACACACTTAAATGATAGAAGGTAATCTTTTTATTGACATGGGTACAAAATTATTATATAATGTGCCTATACATTTAAAAGACAGAAAGGAATATTATGTCTAATACAAAAACTAAAATGACTAAACAAGCAAGAGTATTAAATGCTCTTAAAGATGGAAACCGATTAACAAGTGCAGATATCCGTAATAAATTTAAAGCAGGAAATCCGCAGGCAGTTATCCAAGCATTACGTTTTGCTGGTAACCCAATTTACTTAAATGAAGTAAAGTCTACTACAGGTAGAAAGAGTATGAGATATACTTTAGGTACACCAAGCAGAAAAGTTATTGCTGCTGGTTACAAAGCTCTAGCTTCCAAGCAAGTTTCTTTATAAAACTATAAGAGAGGACAGAAATGTCCTCTCTTTTCATTTGAGGATTTGATGACTAAAACTCCTGATGGCATTGAGCTTGCATTATTACATGCACTAAAATACGAACTAGCGACTTTTAAAGTAGCAGATAAAAAAGCTCGTTGGGATATAAATGAATCGGAATCCAAAGCCATAGAGAAATGGATGGTAAATAGGATTAAAGACATTTCCAAAAGATTATAATGATGTACGATTGCATAATTCCAATAGGATGTAGCCATATGTATGGCGCTGAACATGAAAGCACAAATAATCTGACAAATCCAAGTAAACACACATGGGTAGATCTTATTGGTGAACATATGGATTTGCCTGTTTATAATTGTAGTGTTCCAGGTGCAAGTAATCAAACAATTTTAAGGAAATTACAAATTGCAATAGACTATTGTAAAAGAAGAAATCTAAATCCACTGTTTATTTTACAGTGGTCACAATATCATCGTTATGAAACTATTGCTGAATGTGCTTACAATGTATGTGAAGATTTTCCTTACATTCGTACATACGTAGAAATCTTTAATGCAAGTGATAATACAGAAGTTACTAATTGGGCTCATAGTTTTTATAAATTATTTGATGATTCAAGTTTGTTTTATGAAACAACTCGTGTTGTAGAACATGCAAATTTGTCAGCACAAAACTATAATGTTATAAATTGTTTAGCTCATAGTTGGAAAGACAAACCAGTATTTAAAAGTCAATTTGTAGAAGGACATCGTAAAGATCAAGTAATTTTTGAAGCACTAGATGATATATACAAAGATTTAAATTGTAATGAAAGTACAAAACTTAAAAAATATGGTGTTAGGGGATATGATTGTCCTACAACAACTGCAAACTTACATTTGATGTGGGAAAACATAGAAAAATATAATTGGTGGCATTGGGAGGAAGAACCATATACAACTGGTTTAAAACATTGGTGTCAAGAAAATAATTTAGAACTTGGTCCTAACAAACACCCTTTAGAAAGTGCAAATAAAGTTGCATTTGAATTTGCAATTAATAACAAATCTTTTACAGATATGATTGGAATATAATGAACATTGGTATAATAGGCGTAGGCAAACTAGGTTTATCTTATGCATTAGTGTTTGAAGAATCAGGATTTAATGTATTTGCAAGTAGTTATAAACAGGAATATGTTGAATTGCTACAGAATAAAATTGTAGATACAGTTGAGCCTGGCATTAAAGACAGACTACAAAATAGCAAAAATATTATTTTTACAACAGATAACTATAGAGTAATTACTCAATGTGAATACATTTATGTTATGGTGCCAACACCTAGTCTACCTGCAGGAAACTATGATATTAGTGCAGTAGAAACAGTAGCAAAAGACTTTCTAAATTATGAAGGTGATGTACGTAACAGAAAATTAATAATAGGTTGCACAATGAATCCAGGAGATACAAAACGTATACAAAATATGTTAACTCCTCTTGGTGTCAAGGTTGTATACAGTCCTACTTTCGTTGCACAAGGAAATGTAATAGACAGAATATATAATCCGCCTGGTGTATTATTTGGTACAGAGCATATAGATATTGGTAAAGAGTGCCAAAAGATTTGGAGTAAGATTCAAAAGAACAATGCTCCTTTAAGTATAGTAAATCAAACCACTGCAGAAATACTAAAATTAACTTTTAATTGCTTGATGACTTTACGTATTAGTTTTTATAACCAAATAGGTGAACTGGCAATACAATCTGGAGTTGCTGAAGATCTACAAGAGATAGACAGTGCTATTAATAGGTTCAATGATATGGATCTAGGTTTTGGTTTTGGATTTGGCGGACCGTGTCTACCTAGAGATAATAGAGCAATGGTTGCTTATGCACGTAGTATAGATAGTGATTATGTGTTTGGTGATATTGTAGATAAATTCAACAATGATCATAGCAAATTTCTAGCAGATTATCTTATTGGTGAAAATGTAGATGAAAACCCTTACTATTTTGATTACGTTACATACAAGCCAGGAGTAACTATTACTGATGAAAGTCAGCAGTTTGAATGTTGTTGTAAACTTTTAGAACTAGGCAATACAGTATATGTAAATCCAAGTAAATACTTGCCTACAGAATTTAAAAAAATACTTACAGAAAAGTACCAAAATAAAGTAATCTTTAAATCAAAAGATGAATTAATTGAAGAAAGTATTGACTTCTATGAAGTTAATATGTAATAACAAAGCCGGCATAGCTCAGTTGGTAGAGCAGTTGATTTGTAATCATCAGGTCGCGAGTTCGAATCTTGCTGCCGGCACCATTAAACTTGGGAGATAAAAATGAAAGTAGGCGATCAAATAATACTTGCAGCTAAGAAACAAGCAGAAGGCGAAATTGCAGTTCATTTAGCAAACATTGAAGTTTATAAAACAATGCCAGCAGGTATTGGTGAACATTCAGATGTTACTGAAGCAGTCATTGCAGAACTTGATAAATTGGCTTCAGCACAAGATCGTATTGATATGATTGAAAAATATTTTTCCAAAGAGATTCTCTAACATATGGATCAAATTACAGTTACACTCAGAAACAGAAGCAATGAACTATTAGATGTTTTCATAGATGTAATTGAAAGTAGTTTATCTACAAAATGGTTAACATCACTTAATACACTATTAAGACAAGAATACCATTTGGAAAAAAATTACCATTGGATGGGATTTTCTGAAAGAGATTTGCATGTACTATGTGATAAAATTAACTTTAGTTGTAATACAATAAAAATGTTTAATTGGGAAAATGTAGGACTTGCCCAATATGACATTCCAGAACATTTTACTGCAGAAAATACAATAGTAAAAGGTGACATAGGACCTGGACTACCAGGTGGACATGTGAATCACGACATGTTCAATAATTTACATAGGCATTTCGAAGAGCTACAAGGACAAGCAGGAAGAATATCTCCTTACTATCAACGTGCACCTAAAGAAATACGTTGGCACATAAGACAACTTAATTTATTATGTCATGAATTTGAATCTCGTGCATTAAGTTTAAGGAAATCCAAATATGCACCTGAGTGGCAACAGTATAACCAACTGTTTTGTTTTCTAAACACTCCAACTTTTAATTTAGATCCAAATACAGACTTTGATGCATTTGGTGTCCATACTCTTATACGAAAACAAGGTGATGTTACAATGGGTATCGATAAGAGTGTAGGCAAAAGTCATTGGGAAGTTTTCAATGATGAAGGAGATGTTGATCTAGATAATACAACTACTATTGCATTAACATCACAATGGCAAGGCAGTGGAGATTTTGATGTCCGCTGGAGTCAAACAGATCTTAGTATGTCTCCTACTGTAAAACGATTTATTGAATGGTTGAAAAGAAATAACTTGGATCCAGAAGATCCTAGTTTAACACTGGGACATCCTGTTGTAGCAAAGGTTGATTTAGAAAAAAGTTTTGGCTCAAACAATTACAAAGACGTACAGGACAAGTTAATAAAAAATCTTGATGTATATAAAATTAAAACAAGTGATGCTGAGTGTGTATTTGATTATAGATGGGACGATGAAAATTATAGTAACACACAAATTTGTTTATTACATTGATAAGTAAGTAGTCAGCAGGAGAAAAGTTATGTCAAATCAGGACACATCAACAAAATCTTCAACTACAAGTACACAAGTTATAAATCCTAAAAATTTAGATCAATATGGAATTAAAAGAGAGATAGATCCTATGGAATGGGCAGAAATCTATGGACATGAAAATTTCCGTGAAAACAAAAATTCTAGTATAAAGTAGTTGACACTCCTATTAATTAGTAGTATACTGATTAGTAATTAATAGGAGGATTTTATGCAACAGGAAATAGAATTTGCAGTACAAGAAGCTCGTACAATGCAATTGACACAAGAACAAACAATTAAATTTATTATGAAGATGGCAGGTTGTGATTATGCAACTGCAAAAAATGCTATTACAAAAAGATACGAATACTCTTATTAACTAATACGGACAGTTGGCTGAGTGGCTTAAAGCGGCGGATTACTAATCCGTTGTACCCAAAAGGTACCGTGGGTTCGAATCCTACACTGTCCGCCAATTTTTACAGATAAATATTTTTATGTTAAAACTTACAGAAAAAGCAACAGAATATTTAAAGTCAGTTACTCCTGATGGTGACTATGTTACACTTGGTGTTAAAGGTGGAGGATGTTCAGGCTTTACATATGTTTGGGATCATAAATCAAAATGGCCAGATGTAAAGTGGAGCGAGCCTATCAACGACATATTGGTTGTTGATCCTATAGCAGAAATGTTTGTGCTAGGATGCACAGTTGATTGGGTCAACGAACTAGGAGGTAACTATCTAAAAGTTATCAATCCAAATGCCGTTGCCAGTTGTGGTTGTGGAGAAAGCTTCGCAGTTTAAATTTTTCTACTGCTACTAGCATCATATCTGTTATATTGTCTTAGTATACTACTTTGCTTTTGAGCAAATTTTTTTTGATTGCAATTACTGCATACATGAGCAGAACTTCTTTTATCAAACGTTTTACTGGTCCTTGTAAAGTCATGTCCACAATTATCGCAACGTAAAATGTACACCGTATAACCTATTGTACATTCTTCTTTTTTACCACGACGTGTTCTATTGTAAGTTCTGTATTCTTTTACAGTTTCCAGTATCATAAAAATATTTAGCACACGGCTAGATTAAAACAGGTTATAAATACACTATAAATTAGGAGTCTAAACAAGATGGCAAAACAAACCGTAAACTTAGGTAGTAGTGCAAACGACGGTACAGGTGATCCGTTACGTACTGCCTTTGATAAAATCAACGATAATTTTGATGAACTTTATCTATACAGTACTGCTGCAAGTGGCAACAATATTACAATAACTGGCAACACTATTGCTAGTGATAATACAAATGGTAATGTTATTATTGATCCAAATGGTACAGGTAGACTAGTAATAGCAACAGGTGCAGAAATTAGATTAACAGACCATACCGACAATGGAGTTGCATACGTTGATGCTGATGGCGATATACAAACAAGTGGTGCATTTACTTTCGATGGAACAAATGTAGCAACTACAGGAAATATAAGTGTTAATACAAGATTATTACTAGAAGATAACAGAATTACAACACAAACAACTAACGATGATATTGATATTGATCCAAATGGTACAGGTAAAATAAATTATATTACAACTGCTCAAACAACAGTAGGAGCTGCAGGTGGTGCTGATGCCTTACCGGCTACACCATCAACATATTTTCAAATCAAAATCAACGGTGTAAATTACGTAGTACCAGCATACGCAGTTAGTTAAGGAGTAGTACATGAGCAAGCAAACTATTAATGTAGGTACTGCTAGTGACGACGGCACAGGTGATAGTCTACGTGCTGCTTTTGTAAAGGTAAATGAAAACTTTACAGAAGTTTACAACGAAATAGGCGGCGATAGTCTAAGTGAACTTAAATTAACTTCTAATAAGATAACAACTGACAATACCAATACAAATATTATTTTAGACCCTAATGGCACTGGTAAAGTAGAAGTTGAAGGAGATAGTTTATTTCGTGGAGACACAGTAGCAACAGGACAAATTAGAGGTGCTACCCTACAAGTAGATGGCAATGCAAACATAGATGGCGATATAATCGTTGATGGTTCAATGACTGCAGGTGCATTTACTCCTAGTAGTATTACAGTATCAGGTGCGTTTGTCGCAAATGGTACAGTAGACTTAGGTGATAGTAGTGCAGATACAGTTACAATTACAGGACGCATTGACAGCAGTATTGTTCCAGATGCAACTGCAACTTATAATTTAGGATCTAGTTCACTAAGATTTGCAACTGCATATGTAACAGACTTAGATGCAAGTGGTGATGTTACTATTGGTGGAAACATTACAATAGGTGATGCTACCACTGACAGTATTAGCATTAATGCAGATTTAAACAGTAACTTAATACCCAATACACATAACACATTTGATATAGGAAGTACTACAAAATATTATAGAGATGTTTTTGCAACTACATACACAGGCACAAGTTCAGAGATTGGTGGTTTACAAACAATTAGTAATACTATTCAAAGTATATCAACTAATAGTGACATAACTATAAATCCACAAGGAACAGGAACTTTTATAGTTGCTGGTGATACTACATTAAATGGTGGGTTAACTGTTTCTGGGTCAAGTGACTTTGATACCATTACTACAGATGGATTAACTATTGTAGATAATAACATACAAGGTTCTCGTAGTAATGATAATATTAATTTAATACCAAACGGTACAGGAAACGTAGCATTAGGAAATTTAGTTTTTGATGCAGATCAAGTAGTAGGATCTAGTCAGGACAACTATGTTTTAACGTATGATGATGCATCAGGTACTATAAGATTAGAAGCCAATGCAGGCGGTGGTGGAGCAATAACAAGTATTGTTGAAGACACAACCCCACAACTAGGCGGTAATTTAGATTTAAATGGTAACGATATCACAGGCACAGGTGATATTAATATAACTGGAACTGTAACTGCAACAAATTTAGTTGGAACATTTACAGGTTCCACTGACTTTGATACTATAACTACAGACGGCTTAACACTTGTAGACAATAATATTAGTGCAAATAGAACTAATGATGATCTAATACTTTCATCAAGTGGTACAGGAAGTATCAATATAAACGGAACAGTAACAGGCACAGGCGTACTAGATGAAGATAATATGGCAAGTGACAGTGCTGTTCATCTTGCTACTCAGCAGAGTATCAAAGCATATGTGGATTCACAAATAACTGCTAGTGGAGATATAACTTCGGTTACTGCAGGTGATGGTTTAACTGGTGGTGGAGTATCTGGTGCAGTAACATTAAATGTGGTTGGCGGTACAGGTATTGATGCAAACGCAGATGACATTTCTATTGATTCAACTGTAGCAACATTAACAGATACACAAACACTAACAAACAAAACCTTGACATCACCTATTGTCGGTGGCACTACAACAAGTGCTTCAGGTAACATTATTTTAGAACCAGCAACCAATATTGTTGAAGTTAGAGGTGATGGTTCATCAGTAGTTGGTCAATTACAATTAAATTGTCATGTTAATTCACATGGCCAAGTAATTGCTTCTCAACCTCATTCAGCAGGTGCTACAAATACATTAACATTACCAGGTGGTACTACAATTGGAAATGGTGACGCAACTTTAGTGTCAGATTCTGGTACACAAACATTAACAAACAAAACATTAACAAGTCCAGTTATTAATACTGGTGTAAGTGGTACTGCAATCCTTGATGAAGATAATTTTGCAAGTGATAGTGATACACAACTTGCAACACAACAAAGTATTAAAGCATATGTTGATACGGAAACAGGAAATGTTGCTTCTGATTCGATGACATTTACTAATAAAACATTTGATGTTGAAGGTACAGGAAATAGTATTAGTAATATTGATGTTGCAGATTTTAAAGCGGCGGCAATAGTTATTGAAAGTGAAGGTATTGGAAGTAACGACAATGATACAACTTTACCTACATCGGCAGCAGTAAAAGATTATGTTGATACTAATTCACAAGGTGCAATAGCAACTGCTGGTAACACAGGCTCAGGAAGCATTGGTGTAGGAGATACACTACAGGCACTAGGTACAACAAATGAAATTGATGTCAATGCCGCCGGTAGTGCATTATCATTTAGTTTAGCAGATGATATCTCAGGTGTAACAAGTATTACTGTTAGTGGCAGTTTAAACACAGATGGTATACAGATTGTAGACAACAATATAAGTTCAGATAGAAGTAATGATGACCTTACACTTGATGCTAATGGTACCGGACAAATTGTTTTCAGAGCACCAATACAGATTAATGAAGGCATTGAAGAAAAGTTTGAAACAACAACAGGTGCAACAGGTGTTACTGCTTTAGATTGTAGTACTGGACATATACATTATCTTACAGGTGCAAGTGGTGATATAACTGCAAACTTTACAAATTTAACACTTACTCAAGAATATGCCACAAACCTAACAGTAATAATTAATCAAGGTGGCACACCTTACGAAATTACTGCTGTTCAAATAGGTGGTGCGGCACAAACACTAAACTGGCAAGGTGGTTCAGCACCTACAGGAAATGCTAACGGTATTGATAGTTTTTCATTTACAATACTAAATGATGGCGGTTCTTATGTTGTTCTTGGACAGATGGTAGACTTTACATAATGCCAATAATTGGAACAGTAAACGGTAGTTTTTTTGCAGGACGTAGATCAACTGCTTACAGTGGTGCGGCGTGGGATCCTTCAACAGATATAACTACTGCATTTTGGATAGATGCCTCAGACACAGGCAGTTATACATTGAGTGGTAGCACAGTTACAGCAGTCACCGACAAGGCAAGTAATTTCTCAATCACAGTCAACGGTACACCAACCAGAGTTACCAGTGGATTAAACAGTCTTAACGTATGGGACTTTAGCGGATCTGGTGAGGACTTTACTACATCAGACGAACAGGCAGTAGCATCCAGTGGTAATCACTGGGCCATAGGCGTGTTTCTGGCGGACACCGTAAATGACACGCAGGACAGTTTCTACAGTTTTACAAACAACACAGTAGCAGCAACCAGCAAAAGAGGCTATGCTGTCAGTTCTGGTAACGCCAGTGCATTCAACGGTGAGTTAGACCTAGATGGATTAAGTTCAAACAGAATTTCATCAACCATAGGTAACCTCGAAGCCTTTGACTCAGCAGTCAGCCTTGACGCATTTCATCTGGTAGGCACTATATTTAACAAAACTGGTAACCAAATCGCCGCCAGGGTAGATGGTTCAAACGCATTTACTCCTGTGAACGACTACGACAACTCAATCAACACTGACCAAGACGTGAGAATCATGCGTAACAGGGCTAACGAGAGACTGGATGGCAGAGTAGCAGAATTTTTTTGTGTTGCTGCCATTCCGGGTACAGGCGGCACAGACATAACAGATTTTGAAAAAGCAGAAGGTTATCTTGCTCACAAATGGGGCTTAACCGCCAACTTACCAGTTGATCACCCATATAAATCGTCAGCACCGTAAGATAAATACTGTATAACGAGGAGTATATAGTATGGCGGCTCCAGTATGGATCACACCACCAGGCGATTTGGGCACAGTAGTAGAAGGCGAATTCTATCAAATTCAACTTAATGCAGACAATGCAAATAGTTACAAATACCTTAGTGGCGTTCTTCCTGTAGGTATAAGAGTTACTACAAATGGTGTTATTGAAGGCAATCCTAAAAACTATGATTATATACAGGGTGTGCCAGCAGAAGTAGCAAAAGACGTCACTAGTAAATTTGTTGTTAGAGCAGTAAGTTTAGATGGCACAGTTGCAGATCGTGTTTTTGAGATGACTGTCACTGGACAGGATGCTCCCACAATTGATTCGACACCTGCAAGTAATTTAGGCGCATACTTAGATGGTGAGTTAGTAGATGTACAACTAACTGCTACAGATCCAGATCCTCTAGATACACTAACTTGGTCATTACAAAGTGGTCAAATACCTAGTGGTGTTACAGTTTCTAGCACAGGCAGAATTTACGGATATATAGATCCTTTTGCTGATATAGATGGTACACCAGGTTTTGATGATACAAACTTTGATATGAGTGAGTGGGATTTTAGAACGAAAGCAATAAACAAAAATTATGAATTTACTGTACAAGTTACTGATGGCAAAGATGTAGATTTCAAAACATATACGTTATATGCAGTAAGTAGAAACGCCGTTACTGCAGATATGGACTTAGTAACTGCAGATAATATTAATGATTCAAATACAAACATTGACATAAGTCAATTATTAGATGCAAGTGAAACAAATTTAAGAGTTCCTGCATTACTAACACAAAGTACAGGACTAGGACGCATCAAAGATAATAATGTCTTTAATTTCCAATTTTTAGGCAAAGACTTTGATGGCGATACTATTGATTATATACTTTCAAGCGGATCATTACCAACAGGACTATCTCTTAACAGTCAAAGTGGCTGGTTAACAGGTACAATTCCAAGTTTTAGTGCTATTGAAACAAATTTTACCTTTGGTATAAAAGTACAAAAACGAGATTTAACAGAATATATTAGTACCGAGACAAGTTTTACAATTACTGTTGTAGGATCAGAAGTAAGTAATATTACATGGCCTAGTAACAACTTAACTATAAAGACAGGAGAGCAAAGTCAACTAGACGTAATTGCTACAATAAGTGATGGGACACCTGTACAATATGAATTAAAAAGTGGTGTTACAACTATACCTGCAGGAAATTTTGTAGTAGGTGAAGAATATACAATAGTAACTGCCGGTACTACAGATTTTATTGCAATAGGAAGTTTTGATAACAAAGTAGGAACAAAATTTACTGCAACAGGAATAGGATCAGGCACAGGTACTGCAAGTTTAGGAACAAACAAACTTCCACAGGGTTTAAAATTAAACAGTGATGGATTTATAGTAGGTAGAGTAAGTTTCGAAACATTAATGTTCGATACAGGTACAACTACTTTTGATTTAGAAGATCTATACACAAACGAAACAACATTTGAATCTGTTTATAGTTTTGTAGCAAGAGTATTCAGTACTGATGGTAGTGTAGATACATATAAAAAGTTTACAATTACACTTACTGCAGATACAGATAGGCCTTATGATAGTGTATATGCACTAGCATTGCCTAGCCAATCACAAAGAGAAATTTATGAGAGTATAATACAAAATAGTGATGATATCCCTACACAAGATATTTACAGAATAAGTGATTATGCTTTTGGTGTACAAACAGATATAAGATCATTAATAATTACAGGACTTACTCCTAGTAATGAAACAGATTATATAAGTGCAATGAATAGAAACTTTTACAATAATACATTACGTTTTGGAGGGTTTAAAACTGCAAGAGCACTTAATTCAGATGATACTGTAAAATATGAAATAGTATATATAGAATTAGTAGATAATATGCAAGGGGTAAATCCAACTACAGGACTTAGTGATAGTCCTGCGTTAAGACAGGATCTACGTAGTGCAACTACCTGGACAAATCCATTTCATGTAAGTGAAACAATGCCTGATGTCAGTCATAGTCAATATCTTGCATCTCAGGACAATATGTACTTTGCTTATCCTAATAGTATAGAAAATATGAGAAGCAGATTAGGAACAGGAATAGGTCATCAAATATTAGAACGTAAAGTTCTTCCAAATTGGATGCAGGATAAACAGACTGACGATACAGTTTTAGGTTGGACATTGGCAGCACCTGTTGTATATTGTAAACCAGGGACTGCAGATAAAATAAAATACAGGTTAGAAGAACGAATTAAAAATGATAATTTAGACATTAAAAAGATAAGTTTTGAAATAGATAGATTTATATTAGATAATAACTTATCCAAAAATTTTGATAAAACTTCTAATATGTTTACTTCTACTTCTGAAACTAGTTTTGATGTAACTACAACAGTAACTTCATTTGATGGTGATGGTACAAGATTTTTTGCAACAATAGATACGTATACAGACAAAGATGAAGGCGATTTATATATCAAGTTTCCACAAGTTGGAGTTTTTGATAGGTTGCCTTATACTGAAAGATAAATATATACATAATTTCCAAGACGGAGAAAAAAGATAATGGCAAGTTCAATTGTAACAACAGGTATTGATACAGCATATCCAGTAGCAGGACAGGACAACGATAGTCAAGGCTTTCGTGATAATTTTACAAATTTAAAAACTGCACTTGATACTGCTAAATCAGAGATAACAGACTTAGAAGCAAAAGCAGTACTAAAGAGTGCGTTAAGTGGAGACTCACTAAGCAACGACGGTGCAGGTGCAGTGCTTGAAGATTTTGAACTTAAAGACATAAGCGAAACACGTATTGCTAAAGGCACAGTTTCAGGTACTCAAACATTTGATTTTAGTGCAGGCCCGTACCAAACACTTACAACTAGTGGTAGTGTCACTCTAGCATTTAGTAACTTTCCTGCTTCAGGAAAAGTTGGTACACTTAGAGTTGAAATAAACGTGGCAAGTGTAGCTCATACTATTACATTACCAAGTGCAGTAGATATAGGACAAGATCAATTAATTGGTTCAAATGGTGCTCGTGTAATTACTCCGGATAGAACAGGTGTTCATATATTTGAATTTGTAACTGATGATGCAGGTACAAGTATTGCAGTAATAGATTGCCTCAGAAACAATAGAGCCATAGAAGTTAGAACTGCAACTGCTGCAGGCCAAGCTGGTGATGCTGCAGGTGATATTGCCGCAGATGCTACAAACTTGTATGTTTGTACAGGTACATATGATGGTTCTACAGTTATTTGGAAAAAATTAGTTCTACAAGCAATTTAACAGTTGACTATTAAATTATATCTGCTATAATATAAACTTATTATTAGAGGTATAAATGAAACAAATCGATTTAAACAAATACAAAGAATTCGTACAAGCAGTTACAAGTGCTGAATCCAACAATGTGGGTGACATGAAAACTGCGGTAGACAATCTTGAAGACAGTGGTGTAAATGTAAGTTTACTACTGACTGGTGCAGTAGGTATCAGTGCAGAAGGTGGTGAGTTTATGGAAATTGTAAAGAAGTGTATATTTCAAGGCAAACCACTTAACGAAGAAACACAGTATCATGCTAAAAGAGAACTAGGTGATATTATGTGGTATTGGATAAATTCATGCCGTGCATTGAATCTTGATCCAAACGAAGTAATAGCAGAAAATGTTAAAAAGTTAGAAGCACGTTACCCAGGTGGTAGTTTTGATGCTTTCTATAGTGAGAATAGAAAAGACGGAGATTTATAATGAATAGATCAGCATATGCGACAACTAGTTATCAGTATGATGAAGGTTTACGTAAATTTATGTTGAATATGTTTAACCACACTGCTATGGGATTAGCAGTAAGTGGTGTTGTTGCTTATTTTGTTTATGCAACAGGATTAGTATACTCATTAATGAGTGGTCCACTAGCATGGGTAGTAATGTTAGCACCATTGGGTATGATTTTTTGGTATAGTTTTGCAGGACGTAATTGGGAACTATCTACTACAAAGAACTTTTACTATGCATTTACTGCCGTAATGGGTATAGGATTAAGTGCATTATTTGCAGTTTATACTGCCTATAGTTTAGTTCAAGTTTTCTTCATTACAAGTGCAACTTTTGCTGGTGCAAGTATATATGGATATAGTACTAAAAAAGATCTAACTTCAATGGGTAGTTTTTTAATAATAGGACTAATTGGAATAATAATTGCTAGTATTGTAAATATCTTCTTAGCAAGCAGTGGATTACATTTTGCAATTAGTATTATTGGTGTACTTATATTTACAGGTTTGACTGCCTGGGACACACAAAGAGCTAAACAAATTTATAACGAATGTGGTGGCGATGAAAGATACGGAGTACAGTTTGCATTAAGTTTATATCTTAATTTTATCAACTTATTCCAAATGTTATTAGCACTACTAGGAAATAGAGAATAGTATTTGCTTACAACAAAAGATCATTGGGTTTGTGGAATATTTGCATTATTAATGTATATAAGTCTTAAGATTACACTAAGTCCTACAGTATTAAGTTTATTTGGTGCATTTTTATTATATTGGAATTGGAGATCTTTTTTAATGTATTGTGAAAAAAGAAGGGTAGGTGAAATGTGAACCATCCACTAACTCCTAATGTTTTTGAATTATCAGACAGTGATTTAACAAAGAAGATAAATGAACTAAACAAACGTTTAGTATGGGCACATACTAGTGGCCATGGACATGTTGTAAATCAAATACATATGATGTTAGATGATTACAAAGCAGAACAACAACGTAGAGAACACGAAAGATACGAAAAATTAAACAATAAAGATAACAAAGGCAAAGACTGGGACTCGTTAATCGATGTATAATCAATGATAATAATAAAAGAAACTTTCAACAGTACTTGTGTACTAGAGGATTATTTACTTCCTAATACATGGAATATAGAAATTAAAGCTCATCCTAATGGACAAAAAGACAAAGATTTTTTTACAAAAGCAGTAGAACGTATACAATACTATATTTTTGATGTTTTAGAGAACAGTATTTTTGTTTCATATAAAAATTTACAACTACTTAACAACATTCCACTTAGAGCACAGGTTCATGTTTTTCCAGACGAACCCTGGGACCATATGGTAGCAATGTGTTTGTATACTAAACTTACTGCAATTTGTGAAGAAGTACTTTTTATAGAGAGTATTACAGTCAATAGTCTACAAAGTAGAACAGTAAGCCATAATTTTGGTGATCAGGATGGAGGAGGACAAGTGCTTCATGAGTTATTTAAAGATAATGAAGAAGCTCTTGACATTATCACACATTGGTACAAACCCCATCCTCAGGTATTACTATTACAAGAAGGACTTAAACTAGTTGAACAAAGTTGGGAAGATTCAGATATTGACATTAAGTATGAAAAGAGTGTAGACTTAGTTGAAGGTAAAGTAATAGATTTAAAACAATACAAAAAGAAGCCACCTGATAAAGACAATGACAATAATGCTTGATAACTATTCAAGACAAATATTAGATGAAGATCAAGCAGTTGAGATGCTATATGCAAATCCTCAACTAGATATTAGTAATCTATGTTTACAAGACGTATCTAAGTTTAATAACGCCTGTAATAAACTACACTATAATACTATGCTTAAACAATTGGGCGAGTTAGATATAGATGTACAACGGTTCCATAAACAAAATCAAGACGATTGGAACATGCCTGACAAATACAAAAATTTAGATATTGCAAAATATCTATTGGATTTGTGTAAAACTGACGTAGAGCTACAACGTGTAGGCAAAGAGCTATTACTTTATCAACAAAGAGATATGTTTAAATTATTATGCTTTTTGGTATATCTAGTGGACACAATGAGAGATAATGACGTTGTCTGGGGTGTAGGCAGAGGATCAAGTGTAGCAAGTTACGTGCTTTATCTAATAGGTGTTCATAAAATAGATAGCATTTATTATGATTTAGATGTTGACGAATTTTTAAGATAAGTATATAATATACGTATATAATTAGGAGACTAAAATGGCAAGAAAGCCGGGTAGAACATATAGAACATCAAGTGGCAAGAGTGTAGACTTTGGTGCATTATTACTTGCAAACGAAACTGCTCCTGCAATAGGAAATATGAATGTAAATGCACGTGGTGACGAAATAGATCCTGCAGGCAACATTGTAAAGAGTCGTGAACAAATTATGCGAGAATACAATGAATTAAATACTATGGTGCCAAGTGATAGTGCCATTCCAGAAGGAACAGGTATTACTGCTGACGATGATTGGCAAGATTGGACTCCGCCACAAACTGTAAAAACAGAACCTGCTCCTATACAACCAACAGTTCCTACTCCTCCACCACCACCTCCTCCAGTACAACCTACTCCAACACCAGTTGAAGAACCTACTCCAACAGTTCAAGGAACAAACGTAGGACAAATGGTAGAAAACAATCCTGATAGAGTAATAGATAATACTTCAAAAACTAAAGTACCCTCAGGCGGACTAGCTGCAGCAGTGGCGGCGGCTAAAGAGGTAGATAATAAAGTACAAGAATCACAAACTACAAAAACACTTAACACCCCAGGTGTAAAGAGGATATAATGGCAGTAAAAAAGAATAAAGACAGTAAAGCATGGATGGTTCCAGAAGGTGAGACTAGAGACAATGCAACTCATCATTTTATTCATCGTAAAAGTATTAGTATGATACGTGAAGGTAAAAAACTAAGAATGAAAAAGTATCATCCTGGATTACGTAAGCATGTTTGGTTTATAGAAACAAAAATGCCACCACACAATAAGAACTAGGAGTAATTAATGATAACAAAAACTACAGGTACATTTAAGCCTCTTAGAGATGGAATACTTGTAAACAACATGGAATTTGGTGAACAACGTACTGAAGGCGGAATCATTATATTAAGTGATGACGGGAAGTCAGGCGGTATTCATCCTCGTTGGGGTAAAGTAATTGCAATTGGACCTGAACAACAAGATGTTAGTGTAGGACAATACGTATTAGTTGCTCATGGACGTTGGAGTCGTGGGTTTGAACTAAATGGTGAAACTGTTAGAACAGTGGATCCAAATGATGTGTTAGGTATACAAGACGAAGAACCACAAAGCATCTATAAAGCAAGTGCTGGTCACCAAACACAAGAGTATCAAGGTAAAGTTAGTGTAGGAAAACTGGAGGTATAAATGAACCACTTGATGACAAAAGCAGAAGAATGGCGTAAACATTCTTTAGCAATGCAAGAAGAAAATCGATTATTAAGACATGACGTAAAGGAACTGCAAGATCAAGTTTATAGTTTATATAGGCGTATTGCAGAATTAACAAATGGTAATATGGAACGGAACACATCTGATAGGGACTAGTCCTAAATGTGCTAGAAGAAGTATCATTAATTGGGGTGAAGCAAATGGCTTTGTACAATTAGGTGATGCAGATGTTAAAAAAATTGAAAATGCAGATGCAATTTATCTTGTACGAAATCCTAATGGTAGATTACCTAAACAGATACAAACAGTAACAAAAAGATTTGCAACTGCACATGGTAAAGAACTATTATCTGAATGGAATGATACTGAAGAACTAATGACTGAAACACTGGAAGATGAACCTAAAGATTGGTATAATATAAATCCAGTGCATCTACAAACACAAACTAGTGCAAGTGAACGTTATAAGAATATCAATTGGAAGTTTATAAAATTAGATGACTTTAGCAATTGGGCAGTAAAAAATGGATATGAAAAATTTGAACTATATCCAGAAAATGCTGATCCAGAACTAATTGCACTGATAACACTATTCATTGAAGAGTCTGGTGTTGAATCTTTATACAAAGAAGATTTTGACCTTTACGAAAAAATATAATATAATAGGTATATGATGAAAGAACTATGGACTGAAAAGTATCGCCCTAAAACTATTGCTGACTATGTGTTCAGAGATGATGCACAACGTAAACAAGTACAAGGTTGGGTAGATAGTAAGGCAATACCTCATTTATTGTTTAGTGGTGCACCTGGTACAGGTAAAACTACACTAGCAAAAGTTTTAATAAACATGCTAGATATAGATGAATATGATGTACTGGAAATAAATGCTAGTCGTGAAAATAGTGTTGAAAATGTAAGAGATAAAATTACAAACTTTGTACAAACAATGCCTTTTGGTGAATTTAAAGTTGTACTATTAGATGAAGCAGATTATATATCACCTAATGGTCAGGCGGCATTACGTGGTGTTATGGAGACATATGCAAGTAGCAGTAGATTTATACTAACTTGTAATTACCCTAATAAAATAATACCTGCACTCCATAGCAGGTGTCAAGGCTTTCATATTGAAAAGATTGATCACACAGAGTTTACTGCGAGAATTGCAACAGTATGTGTTGAAGAAGGTGTTGAGATAGATATTGATACACTGGACAGTTATGTAAAAGCAACGTATCCTGACTTACGTAAATGCTTGAACTTATGTCAAATGAATACTGTTGATGGTAAACTTATAAAGCCAAACGAGGGAGACAGTGCGACTGCTGATTATAAACTTGCAGTAGTTGATTTGTTCAAGCAAGGCAAAATATTAGAAGCTCGTAAAATGTTATGTAGTCAGGTGCGTCCAGAAGAAATGGATGAACTGTTTAGATGGATGTATGACAATTTGCAACTGTGGGGAGAGACACAAGAACAACAGGATGCTGCAATACTAATTATTGCAAAAGGTCTAAGAAACATTCCAATGGTTGCAGATCAGGAAATAAACTTATCTGCAACATTAGTAGAATTAAGTCAGATTAATTAGCCTCTATCCTTACACATAAAACGTACCATTATACTTCTACGTAAGTCACATTCTATTTCATCACAACTGTGCCAACTAGTTGCATCAACTCTCATTAACCAGGATAAATTAGGTCTAAAAGGAAACCTTTTTATTTCGTTTCCGTGTTCATCATTTATGCTAGTTCCCCAGCGTTCTCCGCCATCACAATAAACATATGATTGCCAAGCAACACTTATAGTATAACCATCATAATGGTTCTTTACACCATATCCTCTATAATCTTCCCATAGGCTACTTGTTGTTCCAGAGCAATTATTTTCTAAACTTTCCAAACTATATACTGCATCTATTATATCAGGATGATCAATTATGTTTTTATAATAGTCCTGCCAAAAAGGCAAATCACGTCTAGTTTCTAAAGGTGTGTATTTTCTGTTTTGATTGAAACCGTCTGGATTTTTATTGTAATCTATACTCTTAAAATCTGGCCATTGTTGTTCTACAAGAGCAAAAAGTTCAGGATGTAGTGTATTTTCAATTACAACATGCCAATAAGGTTCCCAATCAACAGTACTATTACGTATACGGTCTACAGTATATTCTCTAAATCTTTTCCAATTATAGGTTGACAAGTTGTTCATCTATGTTATTATGTAAGTATAAAGTATTTAACTAGGAGGACCAAGCAGATGAAGAAATTCGATACTATTTTTGATATTAAAACTGTAATGACTTATGCAGTGGCTGCATTTAAGCAAAATAACGAAAAATATGTTACAGATGGACCTGCTAGTAATAAAATTATAATACAGAGTCATTTAGGACTATTAGATGATTTTAGAATGGCATTTGTGGATTTTGTTGCTGAAGACTGTGCAGAACTTGCAGATAAAGTTATTACATATTACAAAGGATTAACTTTTAAAGCACTGGGTGGTAAAATAAATGAGTTTGAGCAACGTGTTCTCAATGTAATTAACACTGGTGAAGTTACAATGCGAGATATAGGTGTTGTAGCAAGTTTACCTAAAGCCTATTTTAGAAGTATTAAGAGAGATGCTACAGATCAAACTATAAGAAGTTTAAGTGTTAACAGTACATTTGTAGGTGTAGTAAATCAAGATTTCACAGGTACACTAAATGTGCTTAATTGTAGTTTTATACAGAGTTTACAATGTCATGTTGTCAATGGAGAGATAGATGGTAACTTAGTTTGCTTCTTTACAAAACATCCTGCTGAACATTGGGGTACCAGTTGTAAAATAAAAGGCAAAGTAAAAAGACATCAGAAGAGTAAGTTTCATAGAGGCAATGAAACTGTATTAAATTATGTTAAAACAGTTGACAAAGCATAATAAGACACTACTATTAAACTTTAACAAACCTAAAGGAAAATAAAATGGGACAAATTCTAGATCTTTTTGAAAACGACAACAACTCTACAGGTGTTAAACAAATTAGTATGCCAGCTTACCAAACAAGTGACGGGAAAATCTTTTATACAAAAGGAGAAGCAGAAGATTATGAAGCTAGTGAACAACTAATCAAAGATCTTGTTAACAACTATCAAACATGGAATAATCCAAATCAAGTTGGCGGATGGACTCTACGAGGTATGGGAGACGAATTTGTAAGAGCAGATTGTAATACTTTAGAAATATACACTCGTTATATTGTTTCGCAAATAAAAGGTTGACAAAACATAAAAAGGTGCTATAGTAATAATATAGTTAGAAAACGGAGAGAAGATGAAAAAGACGATAGTTGTAGATTGTGATGGAGTAATATGTAATTGGGAATATGCCTTTGATATTTTTATGGCAGAACTTGGATTTAAGAGAGTAAAAGATAGTAATTTAATTTACAACATTGGTGAAAGATACGGTGTAGATAAAACACAAGGTAAGAAACTTATTAAACAGTTTAATGAAAGTGCAGCAATTGGTTACCTTCCTCCACTTAGAGATGCAGTACAATATGTTACAAAGATGGCTGAAGAAGGTTGGGACTTTCATTGTGTTACAAGTTTGTCAACAAACAAATATGCACAGAAACTAAGGAAGATGAACTTAGCAAAACTTTTTGGAAAAGATACATTCAGTGTTGTAACTTGTATAGGCACTGGTGCAGATAAAGATGATGCACTTTCAGTTTACAAAGACAGTGGTTACTTTTGGGTAGAAGATAAGCCTGAGAATTGTTTAGCAGGATTAAAGCAAGGAATGAAACCGTTGCTAATGGAGCATGGTTTTAATATGCATGATAAAGACTTTCCATTAATGAAAAATTGGAAAGATATATACAACTATGTAAATAAGAACTTAGTATAAGGAATACATTATGAACAAATTTATTGCAGACTGTTGGAATGCAGTGATGAATGATAAACGTAATCCACTGGCTAATATTCCTGATCTAAACACTAGACACATGGTAATGCAGGTATTAGCATGGATGTGGTGTATTATTTTTTCAATGAGTATAGGTAGTATTACAGTGTTTGCATACAGTGCAGTTGCTCATAGTCTACTGCTTGCAGGAATAGTAATCACAGTGGGCACGTTTGAATTAGCCAAAAGACGTCCTACATTCTTTTTAGATAAAAGGTACCATACACCTAGCAGAAGCAGAGGCTATATGTGGGTAAACGGTAAAAAAGTCATACTGGATAAAAATGATCCAGGTGGCGAACACGAATAAAATTTAGCACCAGTAGCTCAGCTGGATAGAGCATCGGTCTACGAAACCGAGGGTCGGAGGTTCGAATCCTTCCTGGTGCACCAATTTTTCTTATTCTAAAAACCCATTAGGTGCACGGAATAATGCTATTAAAGGACATGTAATAACAACACCATCATCGCCACCCCAAACGATAATATCATAAAAATCCCCAGAACTTTCGTTCCAGTCTGCAGGAATTTGATCTCCTGTAACATTAGTTGGTATAGTTCTTCCCTGAAAATTATCATAATTTGTAAAATCAGTAACTGTAACATCAGTTGTCCCATTATATGCTTTAAAAATTCCATCTGTGTCTTTAGTAATATATCTTATACCATTTATATGTACATTTCTATCAGTATCTGAATCTACATAATAATCATTTACTAAAACTACTTTAATAGTACATGTCACACTTCCATCACTATTAGGATCAGGTAGTCCTGTAGCATCAAAAGAAACAATACTTGGTGTATCACGTGATTCAGCAGAAACTTCTGCTTCTGTTAATATTTGAGTATCATTTACGAAGACATTTATTTTAGCATTTTCGCTGCCTTCTTTATCTTGCCAACACCTTAGTGCAAATTTATAATCCATGAATTAAGTCTCCGGTTTTAAAAATGTTATAACACCATTATTTATCGCCGTAGATGTCTAAAACTTCTGCAACTGCAGGATGTCTTTCGATATCTTCGTGATCAAATTTACTTACAGATATATATTCACTGTCTAAATAAGCATCGTATAACTTTTGAAAATCTAATAAGCCATTTTCATACTCTTTACGATCTGTTTGTGCTATATCACCTGTAACAACCATTCTACTGTCATCACCTATACGAGTGAGTAACATCTTCATTTGACTAGGTGTAGCATTTTGCATCTCGTCTGCGATAACAAATGCATTTTTAAATGTACGTCCTCTCATAAAAGCAAGTGGACTAACTTCTATTATACCCTCTGTAATCATAGTTTGTATTTGTTTTGCAGTATAATATTCTCTTACTACATCAAATATAGGCTTTGTCCAGGGTTCCATTTTTGCATTTAAATCGCCAGGTAAAAATCCGTGTTTTTCATCATCTACACCAACTGCAGGTCTCGTAATAATTAACCTATCTATAGTCTGCTCTTTTAGTGCTTTCACTGCCGCCAACACTGCTAACATTGTCTTACCTGTACCAGCAGGTCCTGTAGCAAATATAATTGTTTGCGTCGGATCTAATAGTTTTTGTATGTAATCTTTTTGATTTGGGTTGCGACCATGTATATGGACTTGTTTTTGTTTTTGTGCTTGTGGTAGGTAGTGAACGTTATTATTGATGTATTCAGCATGAGTTTCGTGTCTATGTCTCTGCTTACGGTTTTTTCTAGCCATTTATTTGCTATCTCCTGTTAATGTTATAGAGAAGCAAATTTTTTAATTGATTCATGAAGACTCTTGCCTCCCTTTCCTAACTGTATTTAAATCACACTATTAGTAGATATAATACCATATATTAGTTATATACGTATATAATGGATAAATAATTTTATGCTTCCAGAATTAATATTTTTTACAGGTGTGCCAGGCAGTCGTTGGAGTGGTATTGCACAGGAGATCAAACAAGACCCAGCTTACGATACAACAGACAGAGCGCCACATAGAGTTTATACACACAATAAATTCTCAGGACATCGAGATGCTTATTTTGGCACAGGCATGGAGTTTGATTGTAGTTTATTTGCAAGCAACCTATATGCACCTTTTTCAGGTACAGGTACTAAATTACTAATGAGTCATGAGTGGCCATATTATTTTTCAGAAATACAATATCAATATCCAGATGCTTGGATACAACTAATATATAGAGCAGACCAACCTAGTATGGATTGGTGGTTACAAGCCGGAGGTTTTACAATTACATATCCTAACTATGAATGGTATGAAAATATAGATACTATGTGGGAAAGAATATGTGAACAAAATCAACTTATACTTGACTTTGCTCAGAAACATAAGTTACAATGGAAACAACATCATAAACACAGTGATATTTTCATTACTACATATAAAGGTAAACCATGAATCATAAAATCCTTAACAAACTAGAACAGATGATACACGTATCACCTCAACTTCTACGAAATCCAAATACCATGCGTCAAGCAATACAGGCCACATTTAATGTAACTGTAGAAGATGTTGAGTACGAAAACATTGGACAACTAGTAGATAGAATTGATGATAAAGTGTTGGGACATTATTTTGCCAATGTTTGGCAAGGAGAAATGTCAAAATACAAATACAGTGGTCCAGCACTAATAGATGAAATAAACAAACTGAAACCAAGACATGTTCTAGATATTGGATGTGGATACCATGAGTTCAAAGGCAAGATAGACAATATTATAGGGATTGATCCATATAATGATCGTGCTGATTTACAAATCAAACTATTAGATTACTATCCAGAAGAACGTTTTGATGCAATACTAGCACTAGGAAGTATAAATTTTGGTAGTACAGATAAAATATTTGCTGAGCTAGAACATGCAGTGAGTTTGTGCAATCCAGGTGCAGTACTATTCTTTAGAGCAAATCCAGGACTGCCACATGATAAAACAGAATCAAACTGGATTAGTTTTTATCCCTGGGACGCCAACTTTGTAGTAAATTGTGCTAATCAACTAGGTGTAGACATATTGGATCTACGTACAGACAGTCATAAAAATCGACTGTACTTCGTTTGGAGGACAAAACAGTAATGAAGTGGGAAATATTCCAAAAGAAATATACAAACGTAGGCTTATCCCCAGATGATAGACTATGGGAATATGATGCAGATGGATCACAAATTTATCAACTAAAATGTGGATTTGGGTTAAAAACACTATGGGACGGTGGTCGTGCTTATTGGGAAAAAGATTTTGCACAAAAATGGAAAGATGCAAATGAACTATACTTTGCAGTAAAAGGACAACTTATACCTGATAGTTGGAGCCAAAAAGACGTAGATAGAATGGTTGATAATTATACCGCAAGACTTTGGGGAAACTGTGAACGTTTACCTCGTACTTCAGAAAAGTTTGAATCTGTCTGGAAAGAACATAAATAAAAACATACTACAACTAACGCTCGAATGTAAAGAAGTTCAGTTGTAGACTCCCGGAAATTTTTAAGGCACATTCGCATGTATGCGACTGTGGATTCTCTATGATTGAAATGATTACAGCTTTAATGGCTGGCGTACTATATGGATTACTAATAGGCATAATACCTAGTGCAGGTGCTACTACAGGTTTGGTTGCACTGTTTGGTTTTATCAGTTACTTTGTTCATGAACCATATTTAGGTGTAGTATTCTTAATGGCAGTGGTTGCTGCTAGTACCACAGGCGATAGTTTTACTTCAATATTGTTAGGAATACCAGGAGCAAACAGTGCCGCTGCTACTATGGTAGATGGCTTTCCACTTGCACAACAAGGCAGAGCAAGTTATGCAATCAGTGCCGCCGTTACCACTTCAACAGTAAATGGTTTAATTTGGGGTTGTTTAGTGTTCTTATTATTACCTTGGTATACAAACTTATTGATGATTATTGGTGTACCTGAACTTTGGGCATTTACTGTACTTGCACTAGCAACAGTTGGATTTATAAGTACAAAATTTTGGTTCCGTAGTTTGTGTGCAATTTGTATTGGTATATTTTTAGGCATGGTAGGAGTTAACCCAGAAACAAATGAGCCACGTTTTACTGGTAGTTGGTTTTATTTAGAAGATGGTATACAACTTATGCCAGTAGTTGCAGGACTATTTGCTATTCCAGAATTAATTAAAGGACTGTTCAATAGAACTAAGACTGCCACTATTGTAAAAAGCGAATTAACAGAAGGTGTCAAAGAATTTTGGCGTAATCGTTGGTTAGGACTACGAGGCGGTTTTATTGGTGCTTTTATAGGTTTACTGCCTGGACTAGGAGGTGCTATGGCAGATTGGATGGCATACGGAAGTGCAGTCGCTAGTAATCCAAATGAACGTTTTGGTAACGGCAATATTAAAGGTGTTATAGGACCAGAAGGTGCTAATAATGCACAGAAAGCAACAAGTATGATTCCAACAGTTTTATTTGGTATACCAGGTGCACCGTTTGCGGCAGTTTTAATGAGTTTGTTTATGTATCTAAATTTTGAATTAGGCACACCAGATTTAGCCTACGACACAGAATTTTTTACAAGTATGACATTTGGCTTTTTAAGTGCAACAGTTATAGTTGCAATATTGTGTATATTTTTAATAAAGCCAATTAGTTATATTACCAGTGTCCCTTACAAATATTATTTTCCTATTTTACTAGCAGTAATTGTATGGAGTAGTATGCAGTATACAGGAGGCTGGGAAGATTTTGTAATGTTAGCTGTATTTTCCTGCATAGGATTTGTTTGCAGACATTACAAATTTAGTAGACCTGCTCTACTAATAGGATTTATATTATCCGAAAAAATAGAAAAACTTTCCATACAGATGTTTGCTTTGTATGACATTGAAAGTTTAATTACAAGACCGATATTTATGGTATTAGTTATTTTTATTATAGGTATCTTTGCATATAGTTTTATAAAGAAAGGAAAAATCGATTATGCGTAAATTTTTAATTGCATTATTTTTAATGCTTAGTACACCAGCACTTGCTGATTATACAATGATAGTACCACAAAAGCCAGGAGGAGGTACAAGTGTGTGGGCACAGATCGTGGCTACAGAAATGGAAAAATATTTAGATGAAAAGATTGTTATCAAACACATTAGAGGTGCTAGAGACATTCCTGGATTCAACAAGTTTCACAATGAACTCCAAAATGATCCAAAAACAATAATGGTATCTCATGGTGGTAATGGTGTAAGTTTCTTAAACGAAAAGGTAGATTACAACTATGCCGACTATGAAAGTGTAGGATTAATGAATCTAAATATTATTGTTGCATCACGTAAGGATCATAATCCATACGGTGGAAAGAAAACTGCTTTTGCTGCTGGTAGTGGAATGATTCCAGAAGGCATTGCAATGACATTACTAAAGTGTGGAGCAGGACTTACTACAGAACAATACATTGACTGTTTCAAACGTAAAGTAAACTGGGTAAAAGGTATGTCAGGTGGCGAAAGACGTTTAGCATTTAAACGTGGCGAACTAGACGGTACTAGAGAAAATCCAGCTGCTTTTAAAAAACATGTTCAACCTACTATTGAACAAGGCGTTGCAGGATTATGGTTTCACCATGGGATACTACAAGCAGATGGTTCACATGCTGATGATCCAAATTATCCAGGATATCAAATGGAGCAATTATTCTATGCAGCAAATAGAACAAAACCAGAAGGTGATTTATATGCCGCCTATAAACTTGTAAAAAGTTTCCGTGATGGTATGCAAAAAGCACTATGGGTTGGAAAAGGAAATCCAAATAAAGCGAAACTAATCGCAGCATTAAAACAAGTTGCTACAAATCCTGAAAGTGTCAGTGCAGTAGAAAAGAAAGTTGGCAAGTATCAATGGCTAATTGGCAATGCCGGTGATGCTCATAGAGATACACTGATGAAACTTATTACACCTGAAGCATTAAGTACACTTGTGAAGTTTAATAACGAAGCATTTGGAATTAAAGCTGTGTATAAGGATACATTACTTGCCCAAAAATAATAGTGGCATCGTAGTTTACGTTAAATATGCGAGTGCAGTGGTCATACTTATTGCTATGATACTGCATGTCGCAGGCGTAACTCCATGGAATAGCATACTGCAAATGATAGGTGCTAGTGGGTGGATTTATGTTGGTTTTAAATGGAATGAACGTGCAATTATTCTTAACTTTTTACCACAGTTTGCGATAATAGTTCCTATGTTAATTTGGATGTACTTATTATGAGAAAATTTGTAAACAAAAAACTTGATGATCCTAACGACTATGCCAGTAGTTGGGATTGGACTGTTGCACATAGTGATTACCATTTTGATGACACTATACAAGACCAACCAGGTGATTGGTTTGAAGTGATTGGTAGATTCGAAGGAGATTGGAAAGCGGAACGTGATAGACTTGTCAAAGCAACACATCCTGTAAACTGGTCAACACGTAAACATTTTGCACAAAAGAAAAAAGATCCTGAAATGCTTACTCAGGAAGAATATGATATTGCTCAAGCAGGCGGGGATCCAAAAGGATTAATTCTTACTAACAAAAATAGTTTTTCAGATTGGTCAGATTATCCAACATTATATAAAATGATGGATTACTTTAAACTTACAAGTGATGGTGTTAGTTTAGTAAAGTGGCAAGCACATATACAAATGACTGGACAAATGTTTAACAAGCACATTGATAAATTATGGGACAGATGTCCAGACGATCCAGAACGTGTAGTACGAATAACTATTATGTTAGATGACTGGCAACCTGGACATTTTTATATGTACGGAAACTGTATGTACGATCGATGGCGTGCCGGAGAGGTACATGTATTTGATTGGAGTAATGTTCCACATTGTACTGCTAATGCTAGTAGTCATCCACGAGCAGTATTACAAATGACTGGACTAAAGACAGATCGTACAAGAGAAATTCTAGATAATGCAAACAAGGATAATATCTTTAAAATATGACAGTATTAATAGCAGGCGGAGATAGTTTTACATATGGTAGTGAACTACCAAGCCAAGAACATACCTGGGCAAATTTACTAGCAAAACGAAAAGGTTGGAATATTTGTAATACTGCAAAACCTGGTTACTCTAATAGTGCTATTAGACGTAATGTCATGAATGCAGTAAATCAATATAAAGACTTAGATATTTATGTAGCAGTTATGTGGAGTTTTCCTAATCGTTATGAGTTTAGATTTGCATACGATACAGGACAACGTGAAAGTCCTTGGTATAGTATTAATCCTTTTACACCTCCAACATTTACAAATCAAACACATACAGATAATGCAGACTCTAAAGGTATTACAGAATTTGTAGGCAATTATGTCAAAAATATAGCAATTGACCCATATTGGGAAATATATAATAGCTGGTGTGAAATTGTTATGTTACAAAATTATCTTATCAAACATAACATCAGATATGTTTTTATGACAGTAGATCATACAATTTTTAAGTCGCAATTAGTATTAGACACAACACTTAAAACACTTATTGCTGATATAGATATGTCAAAATTTATTGACCAGGAAGGAATGTTTACCTGGGCAAAACGTACAAAACAGGAGTTTTATACAACTCATCCTAAAGAGTCTGCACATATAGAATGGATAAATATGTTATATGATAGGATTGTGTAATGGATATAGTTGATATTATCAAAAATACTAAAAGTATTTACATGAGTGAGAGCAGTCTAGAAACTATGATGGACATTGAACGTGTTGTAGATAGTTTAGACATATATGCTTTTAAAAATTGGAAAAAAGGTGAACTAGTAGAAGGCCCTATACGTAAGAAGCATTGGGTTGAAGCAACCTTTATGTGGCCTAAGAAACTTATGCCAGATCCTGACGGGGCAAAACGTTTGCTTGGGTACAATGCAAAAGTTACATACAGAGAAAGTACAGTTGCTACACCAGTTAAAGTAGAAGATTACAGTGACTTTAGACCTGGAACTAAGAAGCCTAAGTTACGTGAAGATCCAGTTTGGCTAGTAAATATTAAATTACCTATTGAACTTATAAAAGAATTTCGTGATGGATATATGGACATTGAAGGTAAAGAAATAGACGTTTCTGAAATTGATGATGCATATGAAGAAGGCTTAGATCAAGCAGAACTAACAAACTTGAATAAAGACAAGGATGAATTTGATGCCACTTGATGAACAGGATTTAGAAGGTCGTATTGAGGAAACTGTACACTTTGATGAATACAAGCCTAAGATGGGAACTGATGATGCAATTATAGTTGCAACATTCAAAGTGTTTGGTAAACAACCTGCAATGGATCTTGAAAGTTTTATTGAAAAAGGATATGACTGGGTAATAGATGCAGAAACTAGTGCTGGTGAAATAAGCGAAGGCAAGTATATTGTATTCGTTGAAGCAGAACGTAGAACACATTATCCTGCAAAGTTTATGGGTCTAATTGAAGATCTTAAAAATATTACAGATGTAGAAAACTGGCAGTTTATGTATTTTGATAGACCTGAAAGTAGAAAAAATGCAACACTTCCTCTAACACAAACACAGTTGGCATCATCTATTCCACTTAGTCCTAAAAAATATAGAGATGCTAAACGTGCAGTAGCAACAATGGAAAGTATTCTAAACAGTGCAAGAGTGCCAAGAAGCAAAGGCGATATAGAACAATTCAAACCTTACCAACCAAAAGAGAGATAGTCAATGCAAGAAAATTACGATAAATGTATAGAAACAATACTACATCATGAAGGTGGATATGTAAATCATCCAAGCGATCCAGGTGGTGAAACTAACTTAGGTGTTACACTAAAAGTTTATGAAGCATGGTGTGCTGAACAAGATATAGAACAAAAAGATATGCGTGATCTTATTGTTGAAGATGTTGCACCAATTTACAAAAAGAACTATTGGGATAGAGTGAAAGGTGATCAATTACCAGCAGGATTAGATTTATGTGTTTTTGATTTTGGTGTTAATGCAGGTACAGGACGTAGTGCAAAATACTTACAAACAATGATTGGTACAGTTGCAGACGGAGGCATTGGTCCAAACACACTTAAAAAATTAGATGAATATATAGAAGAAAACGGATTAACAGATACCATAACAAATTTTCAACAAGCAAGACAGGAATACTATGAAAGTCTTAGCACATTTGAAACATTTGGCAGAGGATGGACTCGACGAGTAGATGAAACTACAGAACTAGCACTTAACATGATTTAGGAGAAAAAAGTTGGGATTCGCATTCGATACACCAGTAGACCCATACAGTGAAGCAATGTCAGAAAGTGATATTGATACATGGTGGGCAAGTAAAGATAGAACAATGGCACATGGGTGGGATGACGCACACGGATATATTATGCGTGATGTTAGCAGTCGTATTCCTAAAGGCCACACTATTAAACACGGCATTAATGATGCAGGTAACAAATATTACTTAACAATAAGTGGTCCTAATATAAACAAAAGTTGGACATAATTTGACAGTAGAAAATTACAAATCAACAAGTTGTGTAGTTTGTGGACATTATAGTCATTGCGGACAACCGCTATGGCTAGAAAATAAAGGCTATCCACAAGATGGCAATAACTTCTACAAGGCTTGCGAAAGTTGTAGTTGTGAAAAATGTAATAAAGGAGATTCAGATGATTAAGAAATTTATTACAAGTAGATTAGAAGAAAGAACAACCTGGGACGGTGCTATGCTAATAGGCTTAGGTCTAATAGTTTTAATTGCAGGTCCGTTTGCAAAACTTGCAGCTTACATCGCAATAGGTTATGGTGCTTGGACAATTTACAAGAGTGAATAATGGCTAGACTGTATCTTGTTTTATTACTTTTAGGTGTACTAGGAGGCGTTGGTTACGGCGCCTACGGGTACTATACAAGTACACAACAAAGAATACAAACTCTATCTGAAAATAATGCTAAACTAGAAGTAGCAATTGAACAAAGTGAAAAAAGTGTAAATTTATTAAAAAGTGAAGCAGCAAAGAATGCAGAGCTTAGTAAAAATTTACAAGTACAATTACAAAAAGCAGAAGCATATGGAGACGATCTAAGAAATAGATTAAGGAAACTTGATCTACTAGCAGATGCTATTTCAAATGCTAAAAATTTAGAAGGACGTATGAATGGTGCAACAGCTAAACTGTGGCGTGAAATCATGGGCGAAACTGGCAACAATACTGGCAGTACTAGCGATCTTCCTTTCTGGTTGCAGCGGTCTAAAACCGGAACCGGAAGTGAAGGTAGTGACACAAGTACAAAAAGTGACAGTACCGATAGTAGCCAGACCAAAGCCGATTAACCTTACAGATACACAAGTATATGTTGTAAACAAAGGTAATCTGGAAGCGTTTATTGCTGAGTTCACAGAGCAAAATGGTGAACTAGCCTTTGTTGCACTAAGCATTGACACATACGAAAACCTAGCACTTAATATAAGTGAACTAAGACGTTTCATAAATCAACAAAATGAGATTATAGTCTATTATGAAAAAGCAATGACACCGGATGAAACAAACGAAAAAGATAAATCTACAATCAAAACTGACTGACACAATAAGTGGTAAAATGTTAATCTATATAGACGATCCTACAATAGGACGTAGTTTAGATTTATACGGCGAGTACTGTCAAGCAGAAATAGAATTACTTAAAAGCCTATCTAAAAAAAATACATGGTTCGTTGATATAGGTGCAAATATAGGTACACATACAATCCCACTTAGTTACAATGTAGAACGAGTACTAGCATTTGAACCTGACGATGCTAATTTTGATTTGTTATCAAAAAATGTAGCAGGCATGTGTGCATTAAGAAAAAATGTTACTGCCACTAAAATGGCAATAGGTGATACTTTAGTAGAAGTTGATACAGAATTCGATTACGGAAAAACAAAAGTAGTACAAGGCACAGGTATAAAATCTGCACCACTTGATATACTAGGATTACCCAAAGTTGATCTGGTTAAAATTGATGTAGAAGGTCAAGAATTAAAAGTGTTAGTAGGAATGCGTAATATTTTACATACACATAAACCAGACATGCTAATAGAAATGCAAGACGAAACAACATATGCTGAAACTTATGACTTTTTAAAAAGTTGCAATTACAGTATGTATTGGTTTCCTGTAAGCACATATAATAAAAACAATCAAAAAAATAATACAGATGATATATTTGGGCCAAAACACGGAGTTATAAACTGGGTTTGTACTGCATATAAGTTAAATACAAAGTTAGAACCAGTAGTCGATAGAGATGATACTGTAGAACGAATGGTATATAGGAGTAGAGAGAATGTGGGAAATGATAGAAAGGATGGCAGATGACCGTCTATGGATCTATACTGCAATAGTTGGATCATTATTTGGAGCTGCATTTTTATTTTGGTTTAAAGACACACGTATGGCTACATGGGGTGTACAAAAGTTTGATGCTACACTAGAATATCTTGCAATACGTTGGGGCTGGACTTGGCTACAGAATGATCCAAATGCTTGGCGTATAAAATATCCTAAGATAACAAATAAAATTGACGAACTTGAAGCCAGAATTCAAGAATTAGAGGAGAGAAATAATGGCTGAAGAAATTAAACAAGCAGGTTTTCATCCTGCAGATACAAACGGTGACGGAAAAGTAACCGAAGAAGAACAGGCAATGTACTTAGAGTTCAAACGCAAAGAACTAGAAGATGCAGATGCTATGCGTGATGCACAACGTAGCATGGCATGGTTTGCACTGTTTGGTATGTTGTTGTATCCTGCAATAGTACTAATAGCAAATATAATTGGCATGGATCAAGCTGCTAAGATATTAGGTGACATGGCTGCAGTATATTTTGTTTCTGTTGCTGCTATTGTAGCTGCATTTTTTGGTGCACAAGCAGTAGGCAATACTAAGAAAAAGTAAAAATTTATCTATAGTCCTAATATGACGTAAATAGACATATGAACTATTATGATGTATTAGGACTAAAAACTGATTGCAGTCCGCAAGATATTACAAAAGCATATCGTACACTAGCGAAAGAATTTCATCCTGATACAGGTGGTGATGAACAAAAGTTTCACGAAATAAGTGAAGCATATGACGTCCTTAAAGATCCACATAAACGTGCAAGATTTGATATGCATAATGCTAGACAACATACACTAAAAACAAATGATATTTTCGATGATATGTTTACTGTGTTTGGAAGTGCAGGATTTCATCCTAGTAAGAGAGAATATACAAGAACAAAAACAAATAAAAATTTGGGCATTGTTATAGATTGCACACTAGAAGAAAGTTTTAGCGAACAAGAAAAAACTGTTAGTATTAAACATACAAATGGTACAAGACATTTAGTAAATTTAAAAATACCTCGTAGTGTTAATGATGGTACAAAAATAAAATATAAAGGCCTAGGAGATTTAAGATATCCTGATCTTCCACAGGGTGATTTAACTGTTACTGTAAAAATTATTCCAGACGATGTGTTCATTAGAGAAGGCGATAATCTCAAAATACACTTGACAATAAACGCATGGAATGCTATAATAGGTACTGTTGTGCAAGTTACAACAATTGATAAAAAGTTATTAAATTTAAATATTCCTGCAGGTACACAATTTGGTACAATACTGAAACTACCTAATTATGGAATGTATAATAAAAAAGACAGTAGAGGTGATTTACTTGTACAAGTACTTGTAAAAATACCAGAAAATTTATCAGAACAACAATTAAATATATGCAAGAAACTAAGAGACGAATAAATGAAAACATCAAAAGAAGTTGATAAAGTTTTAAAAATTGCAACAGATATTGCATCTAAGTATGGTCATTCTTATATAAGCACTGAGCATATGTTGCTGGCTATTCTTAAAAATAATCAATTTTCAAAGTTACTATTAAAATTTGGTGTACAATTAGAAGAGATGAGTCTTGATTTAGAAAGTCACATTGTAAACCAATATGGCAAATATACAAATAGCAATCCTGTAAAAACACAAAGTTTAGAACGTGTTTTCAACAGATCATTAACAAGTGTTCTTTTTAGTGGCAGAGATCAAGTACAAATTGTTGATATATTCGTAAGTCTAATGCAAGAGAACAGTAGTTACAGTAGTTATTTTTTAATGAAGTATAACATCGAAAGAGATGAATTTTTAGACTTTGTAAAAAAGAATGATAGAAACAGTGCAATTAGTAGACAACAGCAGCAATATTTAAATGGTATTGTAAATGAATTTTGTGAAGATTTAAACAAGGCTGCTGAAGAAAATAAACTTGATCCTGTTGTTGGCAGAGACGATGTAATAGATGATATTACACAAACATTTGCAAGACGAAATAAAAGCAATGTACTAATGGTTGGTGATCCTGGAGTTGGTAAAACTGCAGTCGCAGAAGGACTTGCAGTAAAAATTGTAAACAAACAAGTTCCAGAATATTTGTATGACCATACTGTTTACAACCTTGATGTAGCAAATATGTTGGCAGGTACACAGTACAGAGGACAGTTTGAAGAACGTGTAAAAGAAGTGCTTGAGGCTCTAATACAAAAAACAAAATGTATATTGTTTATAGACGAAGCACATACACTTAAAGGTGCAGGCTCTGGCGGTAATGGTGGTACAGATTTTGCAAATATGTTAAAGCCATATCTAGGAAGAGGCAAACTTAAAGTAATTGCAAGTACTACCTGGGAAGAATATAATCAGAGTTTTGAAAAAGATCGTGCATTAATGAGACGTTTTTATCACATAACTGTTGATGAGCCTACACCTAAACTTGCAAAAGAAATACTAAAAAACAGTGCAAAATATTATGAAGAATTTCACAGTTGCACAATTACTGCAGAAGCAATTGAATATGCAGTAGATTTAAGTGTACGTTATCTCACTGATAAAAGATTACCTGATAAAGCATTTGATATGATTGATAGTGCTA